ACATTGATGATTCAAGTGAAGAAGACGACGAAGAAACGGAAGAAAACGAGAACATTGATGATTCAAGTGAAGAAGACGACGAAGAAACGGAAGAAAACGAGAACATTGATGATTCAAGTGAAGAAGACGACGAAGAAACGGAAGAAAACGAGAACATTGATGATTCAAGTGAAGAAGATGATGAAGAAAGTGATAGTGATATATCAATCGAAGAAAATATGGACGTAATATTAGAAGAAAATGTTGTATTTACATTTAAAAATGAAAACGAACAATCTTTTTATGGTACATATTCAATTGAAACATTTATAGAAATTTAAATCACATAATATTTATTGTAATTATTATGTAATATCCATCTTATACATTATCAGTTGTTTTATAACTGGCAAAAAATATTTCTAATATATTAGCAGGAACTTGTGTTGATAAATTATCAGTAATTTCTTCACGTAATGGTTTTCTTTGATAAACATCTACAAAGTTTTTAACATATATTTCTATGTGTTTAACTTGTTCATTCATATATTTATCACGCTCAGCTTGTTGGTCTTGATTATTTTTCATAGTTTCAATTTGCATACGTACAGATTGTTTCTCAAGTTCAGTTTTTGTTTTTATTTCTTTTTCTCGCTCAGCAAGTAAAGTTTGCTGTTCCAATATTAATTGATTTTTTTGTTGCATTGCAGCATCCGTTAAATCATCACTCATTTCAATAACATCATTATCTATATCCAAATACCATTTATGTCTGGTTTCATTAGCACTTATTAAGGTATCACATATATCTGGTTTCTTTAATTGGTCATAACGTCTTCGTTTTTCAGTATCTGGTTGTCCTGCAAATTTACTTTTAAAATCATTTACTACCTTTTCAAGAATATCAGGACTGGTTTCCATAAGTCTATCAAATTCCATGCGACAATGTTTAATAAAACCCCCCGCTTCAGTTCTTTCAGATGGTTTTTTTGATAATTCAATGCGAATATTACGTGCAAACTTATCCCATGCAATGGAAGAAACACGGTGAGCCTCATTTAATTCTGATATTTTTAAATATTGTTGGATGGTTGTTAATATACCAATTGTAATATTAATACTACCAATTACAGCTGGTGCATATGATTTAATTGACTCAGGTAAACTATCTTGTGCGAAAGATGCAGTACCACTAATTGTTGAAAAAATAATAGCAGGAATTGTAAACCATGCATGTAAATATGAATATTTTGCATGAGAACGTGCATTAAGCCATTTATAACATTGTGCTACATCACACCATTCTACCATAATTAATTCATTTTCAGGAGACCATTCTACTTTTTTTACTTTTGGATTATTAGTTTTATTGGGTTTTGTATCTGTATTTAATGTATCTGCATCTTCACCATTTATAGTAGTAGGGGATGGTATAGTATCATATTGATCATTATTATTTGGCATACTCAGTTATACATTATAAATATAAAAATATTTCAAAAATATACATATTTCTAAATAATATGTATATTTTATACTGCATATAAATAGTTTGGTTCTATTTTACTGTGTCACTTAATGATTTAAATGCGGGTAATGCCACTACTTTATCTGTAATTTCCGCTTTATTATCATCATTTTGATTAATTATAACAGCTGGTTTTTCTTTTGAATTTATAGCATCGGCCATAGCAGCAAGTTCAGTTGTACTCAAATTATCACCTTCATTTATTAAATCAAATGAATCATCATTGCTAATATCATCTATAGAAAATGTATAATTCATATTAATATTTTCATCAACTTCTTTATAAAAATCCTGAATACGAATATGTAATTTTTTCAACTGTTTTTTTTGTGAGATATGAAAAAAAGAAATATAATTAATATATAGAGTTATCTGTTCTTGTAATATACGATTTTCATGTGTCAACGTGTTTAAAAAATTAGATATGGAGAACCCTACTTTATGATTATCATTATAATGCAATATAGTGTCAGTTTTAATTTGTGTTTCATTATATAAGGTATTAATAAGATTCAAAATACTTTCATGTAAGAGTGAAATATCTTCAATGCGATATTCTTGATATGGTTCCAAATCTTTATATACTGGAAATGTTTGAACATTCAATGTTTCTTCTGGTATATGTTCTTTACAAAATTTGATAATAATATTATGTAATTTGTAATAATCACAATACATACGATTATTTAAAATAGCTCTTACTTTCTTAACATGTTCAAATTCCATTGCAAATATCTTATATTGATAATAAAACGAATCCAGGCAAAATAAAAAAATATGTTTATTGTTATCCTTTATTAATTCACCGTGCAATTGTTTTAATTGGTCCAACTTAGATGTAACATTATTTTTTATAAGACCTATTTCCTTTTTTATAGATATAATATTCTTAAAACTATTTTTTAATTTGTCATTTTGAAATATATATGTATTTGACATGACTGTTGATATAAAATACGTATATATAATTTAACTGTAAAAAAACACATTAATACAATATTTAACTTACTTTTTTTTAATACACACTAAATAAAACACGATGTTTGTTTGTAAATTTCTCTTTCTAATTCTTCATATTCTTTGACTAAATTCAACTTATCATCTTCAGTGAATGCAGACACTTTATTTATGACTTTGTGCGTAAATGCCTCAATAACTGGCGTAATTGGTGTCCACATAGAAAGTGCAGTATTAAGCAGATTGGAATCTGTGGTTGGGAATGTTTCATTATCCATTTGTATAGGTTTTTTGTTTGATACATTTTCTTTGTTACGTTGTTCTCGTGGGATATATTGCTTGATTTCCCAATATTGACCAGCTTCTTCGTCATATACCAAATGACTTTCTTTATTTTTATTTAATTCATATTGGAGAGCGTTAGATTGAGGAGTATTATATGGATCTATTTTTAAAAATGCAAAATAATAAGGATTTTTGTTTTCATTTATTTTATAAATCATATCTAATTCGGTCACATAACCAATCCCCATATTTTTGAATGCTTCATGCACTGTACTTTTGTTTACAGAACCTAACATTCGTGGGATATAAATAGAAAGTGACATTGTGTATCGTAAATTTGTTGGTGTATCAACTTGTTAACATAAATAATACCATACATTTTAATCAATTTTTTACATTATTTATAAAAAGTTCTCTGTATTATATATATGTGTTATAATTTTGAAGTATCATTAGGTACAGGTATAGCTGCGTATACATTAGGATATTTTTTATTCCAACGTAATTTAACTGAAACAGAAATACAATATGTTATCGCTTTTTTGATATTTACATCTATGCAATTTGTAGATGCCATATTATGGTTTTCTGGAATGAAAAAAGATTTATTAAATTATATTGTAACCTCTGTTATTATTCCTATATTTCTGTCAGCACAAGTAATATATAATATATATTTTATATGTAATTTCCAAAAACTACATCATTTAGTATTACTCGCTCTTTATTCGTTTTATTTATTTTATCGGTTTAATGGATATTCTACACCATTATGTAATAATTATTTTTCATCACCTGTATGGGGGGATAATGAATTAAAATTATGGGAATTATTTATATTTGCTATTTTAATTCTATATCCACATTGGGATGTGATTGCATTTTTCATAGCTGTTATATTACTTATTAAATATTTTATAAATGGTGCAATGGGGTCTTGGTGGTGTTTTATATCAGCTTTAATAGGTATATACGCATATTTTAATTTTGGTGTCAAATAAGAAAAGTTTGTGTATATTCAAAAATATAATTAACAATTATAATAACAAATATAAAATTTATACAACAGTATAGAATAAATAATGGAAGATGACAATAACACACCAAGTGATATAGAAATATACAATGGGGAAAACAAATACTTAATGGGTTCTTCATTATTATACTTGATACCAGGGATGCACGCAGTTTACCGAACAAAATACCTATTATCGTCTATTTTGATGGTCGGTCCATTGGTTTCATACAAATATTGGTCAAACCCGTGTAACAATATGTGGAGGACTGCTGATATAATTTGTGCAAATATTGGAATGGGATTATTTATTGGAAATACTGCGTGGAATATACAGGTTCCATTTTACAAATATACTATCGGTTCATTGTATGCAACTGGAGCAACCTGTTATATATATGGAACTATAATACATAAACAACGTAACAAATCTTGGTATTTATATCACGGAGCTATGCATGCAATGATGTGGCTTGGACATTCATTAAATATTTGTGTGAGACAGTAAATATCACATAGAAATTTATTTTTTCACCATATGAATTAATAATTATAATAACAAATATAAAATTGATATTATAGTATAGAATAATTAATGAATCAAAATATAGATTTCATGATGCCATTACGAAACGCCTATTATCAACTCAATACCCACCCTATTATTCCAGTTAACCCAACTGGTACAAACGATGATACCTTTGGAGTATTAACACTTGATTTAAATGAAGTAAGTATTACAACTCGTCCTGTATTCATATTATTTACAGTAGATACTACTGGTTCTATGGGAGAATACACTAATGGAAATACTACAAAAATTCAATATGCAACACAAACCCTAAAAAGTATAGTAAAATATTTATCTACACAAGAAGCTGATATTTATATACAAGTAAATACATTTAATACTGAAGTACATGAATTAATCCCTCATATGAAAGTAACACCACAATCTGTAGAACAAATGTTAACACTTTTACGTACAATTGATGCAGATGGAACTACCAATATTGAAGCAGCATTGAAATCAGCAAGAAGAAGTATGAATGAATATGCAGAAATGAATCCAACACACTCATATGTACATATATTTATGACAGATGGTGAACCGAATGATGGTGCAACTACATCAACTGAACTCATTGATTGCATAGCAGACGATTATTTATCAATAAATATCGGTTTTGGAATGGATCATAATGCAAAATTACTATGTGAAATAAGCAATTTACAAAATAGTGAATATCATTTCATTGATAATATAGAAAAATCACATATTGTCTACGGTGAATCCTTACACAAGGTATTATATCCTTGTCTACATAATGTTAATATTCATATTGAAAATGGTTTTATATATAACTGGCTTACTAATGAATGGATATCTTCCTTTCATGAAAATACACTTATAGGTGACATGAGTAAATCTTATCATATTAAAACACATACACCAAGTTCCATGACTGCTACAGTAACTGGTTACTATGATAATGAAGATAATACTGATATGCTATATCTGGAAGAAGAAGTAAACAGATTACCTGAATTATGGGATAATAATGGTAACATAATACACGATTATACTATTATTAAATATGCATTTCGTCAATGTGTGTTAGAGGTATTACATGTAGCAACTCATATTGACATACATTCTAATAATAATGTATTTGATATGATCAAAACCCGAATCCGCGATTTATTTCGTATTATACGTACATATACACAGGAAAACAACCTATCTAATGATAAAATGATTAAACAACTAATGAATGATTTATATCTTGCTTATTGGAATGTAGGTAATATGGAAGGTGGAATATATATACTTGGTAGACACTGTTCACAAGGTTGTCAACAAGCATATACACCAGGTAATCAATTAATTCAATGTAATATTAATGACGATTTTGATATACCACCAAGACCCTTATTGCGTCGTTATAATAATTTGCATGGCTCAGTACCATTATGGGAACGAAGAACAGGAACAAATGTATTTGATTTTGACTTACCTGATTTACAAGTTCCAGATTTATCTATAAACGATTTCAATATGGATGATAATGAACATTCTTGTTATAGTACACCCGCTATTCGTAATACAACCAGTTCTATTTTAATGCCAGATGAAGATGATTAAATGTACCTATAATAAATTAGTATAGCATAAAAAGTATTTAAATAACATAATTTATATATATAAATGTCATCTGAAGATACCAAAGTTCCATCCAATTTCCGCGTATTAGTTAGTGATTTTACTCGTGATTTATCGGTAGCATTTCCAGAGTATTCCCATATGTGGGATAAATGGGGAAATGAAGATACATCCGATGAAGATTTAGAAAAATTATTTGATTTTTGTTCCAAAGTGTATCCTGCACGCTTTTTTGATATTTTATACCAAAATGAAGAAATTTTTGTAGAAGGTAGTGATCAAGACGTATATTTTTTTCCGAATATGAGTTTTCGCTTGATTTTTAATAGCGAAGGGTTGAGTGAAAATAGTAAGAAAATTATTTGGAAATACTTACAACTTATGTTATTTACAGTTGTTGGTTCAATTGATGATAAAACTGAGTTTGGAGAAACAGCAGATTTATTTGCAGGAATAGATGAAAATGAACTACAATCAAAATTAAATGAAACTATGAAGAACTTAACTGGATTTTTTGAAAATATCCCAACACCCGATTCTTCTACCAATGAAGGTGAAAAGCAAGAATCCAATGAAGGGGAGAAACAAGAATCCAATGAAGGAGGTAGTGATCCATTTGCAAATATATTCAAGAATATGCCCAATATAAAAGGCATGCCTGATATCAGCAATTTACAAGATACATTAAAAACACTATTTGATGGTAAGATTGGAGCATTAGCAAAAGAAATGGCAGAGGAGATTGCAGACGATTTTAAGGACGTTTTAGGAAATGATATGGATAATACAGCCAATCCTCAAGATGTAATAAAAAACTTGATGAAAAATCCAGCAAAAATATCAAAATTGATAAAAACAGTTAGTACAAAACTTGATACCAAAATGAAAGATGGGTCCATTTCCAAAGATGAAATTATGAAAGAGGCTGGTGATATGATGAGTCAAATGAAACAAATGGGTGGTATGGACAATATGAAAGAGATGTTTGAAACTATGTCAAAGAGTATGGGATTAGGTAAAACCGCAAAATTTGATAAAAATAAAATGAATCAAATGCTAAAACGAGAAGAAAATAAAAACAAAATGAAGGAACGTGCGGAACAACGTAAAGATAAAATGCAAAAAGAAAAGGCAGCCGAATTCCAGAAAGCAATGCAAAGACGTAGAGAACAAGTCGCGTTACAAAAACAATATTTAGTCGCTACTGATGACCCTCACCATATGGTATTTAAGTTAGATGGAGACGAAAATCAAGGCAAATCATTCATTCATCCAGATATAGAAAAAATGTTAGAAGAAGAAGATGCTGAAAAAGTTGCCAAGGAAGAAGCTAAGAAAAATAAGAAAAATAAGAAAAAAAAGAAGAAAGTATAATTATACATCTTTTCTCTCATAGTACTATATAATAATAATGAGCGTATTTAGTTTTATTGATGCCCGCTTTTTTGTATTAAGTTTAATCATTGGATTATTTGCAGTATATATATCTATGCCTGATTTAAGAACAGTTTATGTATATCCTACTCCCGAAAATGTTAGTTTATTACAATATAAAGACAAAACTGATACCTGTTTTTCTTTTTCACAGGAAGAAGTTACTTGTCCTACTGACCCAAATGATATATCAAAAGTACCAGTACAACAATAAGTAACCTATTTTACAGTATATATTTTCCACATGTATAATATATACTATGAACTTTAAACGATTACTATATACAGATTTAGGTCGCATATTTATTTCTATCATATTAGGTTTAGGTGTGGCTACATTATTTCGAAAGGTCTGCACAGATAAGAGTTGTATACGTTTTAATGGACCCATTATTAGTGATTTAGAAGATAAAATATACAAACATGGAGAAAAATGCTATAAATATAGTACTCGTACTGATAAATGCGATACTACAAAAAGACAAATTGATTTAATGGACAAAGACGCAAAAGAAAATTAAAACTATTATTTCTTTAGCAAAACATTGTTTATTATATTCGTTAAACTATACAATATTTGGTATAATTATTATTGTATAGTTTATGGAAAATACTACTCGCATTGCCGATTTACCTACTGATGCAAATGCAAGACAAGCCACTACTGCTTATGCAAGTAATATACCACCTACTACCATAAGCATATCAAATACTAAACAAAGTAAGATTGATGGTGAAACACCGACCAATTATACACCCATTAATGTACATCCAAATCCATACGGTGTATCGGCAAATAACCCAATTATGGATGCTCCATCTCAATCAATGAATATGCAACAACAAATTCCTATGCAACAACAACAACAAATTCCTATGCAACAACAATCTATGGAAGCATTGCAAAGTATGGAACACCATCGTTTACCGTCACGTGATATACCTAAAAATACGATTCATTATTCAAATGATGAAGGGGTACAACCTAATTATATACCAAAACATGACGTTGAACGTGATTATGTCAAAGACCATTATGATACTACCGAAAAAAATTTAAAAGAATATGAACAAAAACAACGACAATATAATCATTGGGATTCTATATTCAATGATATCCAGGTGCCTATATTCATAGCCATTTTGTTTTTCTTTTTTCAACTTCCTATTGTAAATACTATGATTTTTAAAAAATTCGCATTTTTATCCTTACACCACGATGATGGTAACTTTAATATGATGGGACTCATATTTAAAAGTTGTCTGTTTGGATCATTATATTATTCTGTATACAAAACTACAACATTTATTAGTGAATTATAACATTTTAATATTTAAAAAATTGATATATATATAATTCTATAATTATATATAACTAAGAATGAACAAATCTGTTAATAAGGTTGTTAACAATATCCATACCGACAAAATACATATTCCCAAACCTATTTTGAAATGGGTTGGGGGTAAAACCCAAATAATAGATAAACTGATTGCCGACTTTCCTGTTGAAATTAATAATTATCGTGAAACATTTTTAGGAGGAGGTAGTGTATTATTAGCATTATTAACCTATGTAAAAAATGGAATTATAAAAATACATGGTAATATACACGCGTATGATTTGAATGAACCATTAATCTATATCTACAAAAATATACAAAATAATCATAATGAATTATACGAACAATTGCAAAACATTATAAAAGAATTTAATAAATGTGGCAATGGTGAACTAAACCGAAAACCAGCTAACATTGAAGAAGCAACAGATTTGAAAGAAAATTATTATTATTGGATAAGAAGTGAATATAATAAATTAGATGAAAAAAATAGTATATTAGGTTCTGCTATGTTTATATTCTTAAATAAAACCTGTTTTAGAGGTATATTTAGAGTTGGACCAAATGGGTTTAATGTTCCATTTGGACATTATAAGAATCCAGAAATCATTAATAAAACACATTTGGATGAAATACATGATTTAATTCAAAATGTAATATTTGAATGCTATGATTTTAATACATCACTAACAATTGTAGAACCCAATGATTTTGTATATCTTGACCCTCCATATGCTCCAGAAACTGATAAGTCATTTGTAGGATATACGGAAAATGGATTTAATCTTGACCATCATAACCAATTATTTAAATTAATTCACGGTTTAACTGATACAAATAAAAAGATAATGCTAAGTAACGCAGATGTAGAATTAGTACGTGAAAACTTCACAAATAAAAAATATAATACAATATCTATTTTATGTAAAAGGTCTATTAATTCTAAAAACCCTGATGCAAAAGCGAAAGAAGTTATTATTAAAAATTATTAAATTATTATATTTACATTATAGGTGCTACCAAATCACTAAAACGAATGTATTCAATACCCCATGATTTTGCTATATCCAATATAAGTTGTGTTTTTTTTGTAATATTTTCACCAAAATATCTTGTCTTACCATTCGTTAATTCTTCTTCTTGATATGCTACACACACAATCCTAAGCGGCTTTCCATACAATTCAGGTATATTCTGGTATTTAATAAATGTTCCATATACCTTTTCTCCTGCTGTTCCAGATACCCACCAATTAGATGTTTTTACTTCATACACATATTCATCTGTTTCCCAGTCTGGTTCAAATCCATCCATGCGAATTACTTTTCTTGGATTCTCACCACGTGCTTTTAAAACATCAAATACCAGTTTTTCACCCAATAAGGTTGTCCATTGTCCGTTATTTATTTGTCCTATCATATCATTGCCCCATTTTTTTTCTTTTTCTTGTAATTCCTTTTTCTGTTGTGCAATAGATATATCAGGTTTTTTTATAACGTTTGATGGTTTCGTTAATGCCCATGATATACGTTCTTTTAAATTCATATCATAAGTATTAACCGTTTCATTATCAACTGTTTCTATTTTGGGTTGTTCTTGCTTTTCATTAAATTCACTCATCGTTAAAAATATAATACCCATTTAAGTATTACATTTTTATCAATTTTTTACATTATATAGCTTGTTTCTTTATTAAAGCTAAAATTGGATGTTCTTTTTGCGGTGTTTCCTTTTTTATATTTTTACGAGTTTTACTTTTTACAGTTTTATCTACATTTTTCTCTTTCTTTTTGTTAGAGTTATCATTGGGTGCATATCTTAAAAACCACATTTGATATTCTTTTGTAGTTCTGTCATTACTCAATTCTTTAAACATTTCTGTTTTCTTTGAACGCATATCTTCCAATGTTTCTTGTTTACCATAACAATCTATACTATAGCGTTTTAATATACCGCGTTGGTCCAGATGATTATGTTGTTCCATTTGAAATAAAAACATAGCAATACACATTAATCTATCTTTATTGTAATGTGGCATATTTGCATATAAGAAACTTAAATAAAAAGCTAAGATAGTATCTATTGTTGCAATTTTAATCTGCTTTCCATCTATCGTAACCTCATTATAACTATGACAAGCAATTGGTTCATATATGTATGCCATACTATATTTACCAACAACTATTTCTATATGTCGGGGAATAATTTCACCAATTGGCTTATGTTTTATTATTTTCACAGATTTGAAATTTTCTTTTTGGAGACGCTCTTTCGCGATTAATGCACATTTATCTGGATCATCCGAAATAATATCAAAATCGGGGATTGAGTCCACTAAGTTCTTTTTGGATTCTGGCATATGATTTGCATATAAATGAGTTGAATATCCGCCAAAAAATACGGAACTATTATCTATAAAAATATCTCGCATTAATAAATGTAGTCGTTCTTCGTTTTCCAACGATATATCAATTTTCTTTGTGAAATCAACCGCAAAACAATTTTTCTCTAATTTCATTGGAAAATATTTATTCAATATACTTAATCTTTTTGACACTTTTTCCCAACGAGATACATCACCTGCAGGTCTTGACAATTCTAAATACATCGCCATTCGTAAATAATCAGGAGGTGCATATTTTATACCTGCTATTTGTATAGCATCTTTTGATATTGATTTATAAATTTCACTATGTAAATACGTAATATCAGCTATTGGAATGAAGTTAACAAACACTTTAAATGTACCATAATGAACGCCTGACTTTGCTTCTACTTCCGTATATCCCGCTTTATAATATATATCTGCGAGTTCTTTGGCATCTTCTAAAGCATTCGCCGAAAAAAAATCATAATCAGGTATTTCTATATCTCTTTTATAAAATTGTGCATATGTTGGTAAAATATTGTTAATGGCAGTTCCACCATAACATATCAACTTCTTTTTGATAATAAAATCCTCCACTATTGTTAACATTTTTTGAATATCCTTGCTGTTAACCTTTTTACGCCCTTGTAATTTCTCAGTTTCATCCACAGCATGACGCAATATTGTTAATTCACAATCTTCAAATGTCATATCATCTTCACATAATTTTGTATTAAATTTTCTTTTCGGTTTATTAGAAGTCTTCTTTTTAGTTTGTCCACCCATATTATTTATAATATAATATAATTAGAAATAATATTACTAAACCATCTTGTAATAGCTTTACTTAGTAAAATATTTTAATGCACTTGAAAGTGGAACTATACCACTATTCATATCATTAAAAAACTCCTCATATTTAATAAAATTTTCATCTACTATTTGAAATTGACATAATAAATTTTGACATCCATGATTTACTATAAATTCTTTATAAGATGGATTTGCTTTATTTATTACTATATCTGGTATTGTCATTTTCATATTTTTTGATGTTGTATGTATGTTATCATCTTTTAATAATACTGGTTTTTTGGCATGACCCAATAAATCTGTGTAATGATACAAATTCAAATATTCACTACCACTTTCAAGATTCATATACTTTGTTAAATCATAACAGTTTTTTGCTCCTTCTGTACATGATGCATATTGACTATAATCATATTCTACTGTTTTATCTATTATTATTACTGCTTTTCCCATAACATCCTTTAATTTTGTTTCCTTAGTAATTTTATCATTATATATCACAGATTTTAATGTTGCATCAATTGAACTTGCTACTGCATGATATATATTAGAATCTTTTGATTTTATTCGTAAATTAATAAATACAGGATCCTTATTATTTGGAGAACCTTGTGAAAATGCATTTGTTGCAACAGTCGTCAATATTTTATCTAACAATACACTATTCTTTGAATCTAATAATATATAGGATTTATCACTTGATACTGCAACCATTGGTTTGAAAATATTATTTTCTTTTATATGAAAGACTTCAAAATCCAAAAAACGACAACCACGCTTTAATACCTCTTTTACCATATTTTCACTAATATATTTACCACTACATGCTGAGTTATAAGACGCTTTTATACAATATTCATGTAATGGCATTTTCGCATATTTATTAGATATACTTTGAATATTGTTGAACTCATTGTATTTAGCTACTACGCCTTTAATCTCACTCTCTGCTGGTTCAAATCCTTCTACCGTTTTTGAGAACCCTTCTGTCGATTTTGTATCTAAATTATTCAATATTATACGTCGTTTATATTTCAAATTATATATCAAATAAATTATTAGTATTATTGAAATAATTAATAGGATCAAATGGAAATTATTAATCATCTTTATATTTTATGTATATATAAACAAATATAATAAAAATATAGTATATAACTTATTCAATGGCTGGTGGATTACTAAATATAGTCGCTGTCGGTGCAAATAATATTTTTTTAACAGGTGACCCATGTAAAACATTTTTCAAAGCTACCTATGCAAAGTACAGCAACTTTGGCCTACAAAAATTTAGAATAGATTACGATGGACAACGTGATTTACGAAAGGCAGAACAGTCTACATTTACGTTTAAAATTCCACGTTATGCTGATTTATTGATGGACACCTATATTGTTGTTGCATTACCTGATATATGGAGTCCAATTTATCCTCCTACGCAAGATACTGGTTATAAATGGGCTCCGTATGAATTTAAATGGATTAAAAATATTGGAACTCACATGATTAAAGAAGTTACTATTACTTGTGGGTCTTTAACGTTACAACGATATACTGGTGAATATATGGCAGCAATGGTTGACCGTGATTTTTCTGCTGAAAAAAAGGAATTATTTAACAATATGACTGGTAATATTAATGAATTAAATGACCCCGCATATGCTCATGGACGCAGTAATACATATCCATCCGCATCATTCACACCTGACCTTAATGGAGCTGAACCATCCATACGAGGACGCAACCTTTATATACCTATTAATACTTGGTTTACATTAAACAGTACATGTGCTTTTCCATTAGTTGCACTACAATACAATGAATTAGTTGTCTCAGTTACTATGAGACCCATTCAAGAATTATTCCAAATACGAGATGTTTTTGATGTTGAGTATAATTATCCTTATATACAGCCCGATTTCAATCAAGCCCGATTTCAACCATACCGATTCTTACAAACACCTCCTACTGGCTTTATTGAACCAAGTGATTATGATAATCAAGTATCAACTTGGAACGCTGATATTCATTTATTATCCACATATTGCTTTTTATCTAAAGAAGAAACACAAGTTTTTGCTAAAGATGACCATGTGTATCTCGTGAAGGATGTGTTTGAACACAAATATGAAAATGTTACTGGCTCTAAACGCATTAAAGTCAACTCAAATGGTATGGTTTCCAGTTGGATGTGGTTTTTACAACGCAATGACGTAAATTTACGTAATGAATGGAGCAATTATACCAACTGGCCATATGATAAATTACCATCTAATATCACATTAGCACCAAATGAACCCTTACTTGGTATGGAATATGATTTATCGTATGGTATTGGTATTCATCCAGGAGTTAATAATATTACGAATAGTGGTATCGCAATTACGGGTGTTTATCATAATGAAAACCGTAAAGATATTTTAGAAACTATGGGTATTTTATTAGATGGAGCTTATAGAGAAAATACATTAACCAGAGGTGTTTACGACTTTGTTGAAAAATATACACGTACTGGAGGATCCGCGAAAGAAGGGTTATATTGTTATAATTTCTGTTTAAATACAAGTCCACACGAATATCAACCTACAGGTGCAATCAATCTAAGTAAATTCAAAACAATTGAGCTTGAAATTAATACATATTCTCCCTCTATTGATTATGTAAATTCAAGTTACGATATTATATGTGATGCTGAATTCGGTGAACCCATTGGTGTTCGTAAATCTAATTGGCGATTATTTGAATACAATTATAATTTGACTTTATATGAAGAACGTTATAATGTTTTATCTTTTATTGGTGGAAATTGTGGTATGTTATATTCAAGATAATACTGCATTTTTCGTTATATACTTTTGATTAATATATTATTTTTATAGCATATGTTTCATATTTTGAGTAAAAAATAACAGAATATATATAATTGCTATTATATATACGACATCACCTTATGGAAAATAATATTGATAATATAGATATTATAGAAAATAACAATATAAAAAGTATAGATAAAAAACCTGATTTAAATAGGTCTTTTAGCAATAACAATAATGCAGATATTCGTGATTTTCAAAGTGAACATATGATTCATAAGTTAAAAAAAATAAAAAAAAAGAAAATGAAAAATAATTATAAGAAAGTAAAAGAACTTGATGTTTTAACGAATGATAAACCTATACTAACTGACACCGATAATACTGTAAATGATAAACCGTCAACATCTACGTTTCAATATATAAAAAATCTTATTTTCAGTAAAGATAAACCGGTTGTTGAAGGAGCCTATGAATTTGAAGACATTGATTATAAAGACCATGAATTTGAAGACCATGAATATGAGGGAGGTGATGCACAAAATGATATAACATACGCAAAAGACGAAACACAAATGACAGATGTAGTATCTAAATTTTATGACGAAATCAATAAATATAATACTTATTTGGCAGAACTTCTTGTTGGTGAAGATGATACTTATAATAAAAAATCGGCAGCAAGAAATGATGATATTATTTTAGTACGTAATTCCATCGTATGGTTAGAATGTGCATTTGTTAGTTCTATTATGGTTTATAATTGGTATTTCGCTATTTATTTTGCAAAAGACCCACGTAATGATATTCATATACCATCTTTTTCAAAAGAGGCATTACTTAAAAAATTTACAGATAAGGAAACAGGAAAAAAAAATCCGTTTATTCGTACTTTTGTATATTTTTTTGAATTTGCCTTTTGGTTCCCTGAAATGTTAGATTGGGTATTATTAAAAATTGTACCCAAAACGGCAGGCATCCTTAACGGCACTTGTAACTTTTTATTGTTGTATTTTGTCTGTTTATTTTGCACCAAAAATTTCGCAATATCATTTAAAAATTTCTTTATTGACTTATTTAATGTACATAAAAACCCTACTGGAAACATGCTTATTAATTTTATGGTGTTTATTATAGTCATTCTTTTCTTTTCTTCATCATTTAGCTTAAACTTAACACCTGATGCAGAAGGTGTGGAAAATGCGATTAGTATCATTACAGCTAATCCTTTTGTTGCATTATTTAAATTTGTTATTAGAGCTATAATAACTTTCTTTATTAGTGTTCCCGCAGGAGCTATCGGTTGTGGAATATATTTAATATACATGTCATTCTTTTCACGATTGACTTGGGGTAAATGGGATTTTACTGATGTTCTTTTCAGTATGGAATCTATAAACGATATTGATAAACATATTCGTTCTTCTAAAGCTGGTTTTGAAGAAGATGATTTATGTAACTCTAGTAATTTATTGGCATTCTTATACTCATTCTTATCTATTATTTTTAACTTTTTAGATTATTTTAAAGAACATTTACTCAAAATTATTTACACAATTATGCTAACATGTATCACTGTTGTATTAGCTATCAATATGTCTTCTCTTGCACCTACTAAATTTCCTTTGATTTTCTTTGCTGCTTTGACGAGTATTGCTTTTATAGTCATGGTTATAACAAGTGTTATTAGACATTATAAGTTGAATAAATCACCAGATACTGATAGTAGTCCTTTAGGTACTACAGAACCTACTAATACCACCAATCCGGATACGATTAACCCTCTAAATCGAGTATAAGTTAACTGTTTTTAAATAATTATGTCAGGTTCTCCATTTCCGTAATTTAAACTTGGTAAAACTATATTTTTGTTATAAGCACACTTGTTTATAACAAATTAATTACGTACATATAAATATAAATATATCCACTTACACTTTATATATGACAAATAAGAAGAATAAAAATAAAACCGAATATAACAAAAAATATCCATTTGTTTCTATATGTACACCCACATTCAACCGTCGTCCGTTTATAAAAACTATGTTTGAATGTTTTAAGAATCAAGATTACCCAAAACATCGCATAGAATGGATTATTGTTGATGATGGTACCGATAAAATTAAGGATTTAATAGAAACCTCTGATATTCCACAAATCAGGTACTTTGAACTTGATAAAAAATTAACGTTAGGAGCAAAACGAAACTATATGCATAAACATGTTAAGGGTTCTATTATTGTTTATATGGATGACGATGATTATTATCCACCTGAACGTGTATCTCATTCTGTTGAAATGTTACTCAAAGATGACAAAGTTATGTGTGGTGGAACAAGTGAAATTTATTTATATTTTAAAACCATGAATAAAATGATTCAGGCTGGACCATATGGACCAAATCATGCTACTGCTGGTACATTTGCATTTAAAACAAAGCTATTGGAAGACACCAAATATAATGACACTGCTGCTTTGGCTGAAGAACGTGAATTTCTTAAAGGATATACCGTACCATTTGTTCAATTTGACCCATTAAAAACGATTTTAGTATTTTCACATGAACATAATACATTTGATAAACGTGAAATGTTTAAAACATCACATCCCGATTATTTTAAAGAATCACCTAAAACGGTTGATATGTTTATTCGTCAAGACCACGAATCTAATGTTAAAAAATTCTTTTTAGAAGATATTGATAAATTATTAGATAATTATGAACCTGGATTACCTAAGATGAAACCTGATGTATTAACCCAAATTCAAAAAATAAAGAAGGAACGAGCTGAAGCTATTGACAAAATGCAAAATGGTCCTATTATGTTACAACAGGGAGATGGACAGCCTCCTATAGAATTAAATCACCAACAAATTGTACAATTTATAAAACAATTACAACAGAAAAATGAAGAGTTAATGCAACAAAACTCTCAAATTCAAAATGCATATAATCATTTACATAATGTTATTATAACTATGGAGAAATCTCTTATTGAAACAAAAAAATTAATACCATAATAACCTTATGTTTTTATATATTACATATTATTATGTAATATATATTCTATTCTATTCTATTCTATTCTATTCTATTTCCAAATCATCCTCATGTAATATTAATGTATCTTTCTTTACAGTACGATCTAAATACCTATATATACGTTTTATATCTAATTTGGATAACCCATATGGTTCAAACATTTCTTCTATCTCATTTATATGATCCACATTTGTAAGCAAATCATCTCCATAATACAGTCGTAATTCTTGAAATAATGCTATTATATCCTTTTTATCCAAATTCAATCGTTGAGTTAAGTTATAAATAAACAATATGTTATTATATTCTGTTGAATATTTTGTTAACACTTTTGTAAATCTTATATCTGGTAATTTTTTTATACTATTATCAGTAATTGTATCATGATACATCTTATTATTATAGAACGTTTTTATTAATGAACTCATTTCATTAAATTGCCATATCTGTTTTTGGAAAGTAATACGGTCTATATAATCTGCTATGCAGATATGTGTTAATATCTTATAATACAAAGGAAATGTTATTTTTACATCTGTTTTTGATAATACATCTACCAAATTCTCATGCCATAACAATGCTACAATTGTTCTATCCGTCTCATTCATATAATGTTCATGTTCTTTAAAGGTTACATTTTTCATAATTAATGATTGTGTTATCTTCTTAGAATCTTCATCATATAATTTTGTTCGAAATAATTCCATCAACTTACCACTCTTTAGAATATCTGGTTGTTTTTTTACTGACTCACATACAAAACGTAATTTTCGTAAATCACCTTGAATATACATCAATATTTCATTTATATCATTACCCGCCATATCTGTATAATCTGGAATTACATGGGTTAATATTCTATTTACTTGATTATTGGTTGGTGTTTGTAATTCAAATACATTACATACTTTCATTAATTCCTTTATTTTCTTGTCTATGTAATAATTTCCTATACAAATTATTGGATGTGAACATGTATTCTCTAATCGTTGCTTTTTTGTTTTTTTCTGCCGAATTAATTTTATTAAAGCCGTTATACCACCTTTATCTCCATTATTCATTCCGTCTATTTCGTCCATTACTATTGCTATTTTGCGGACCTTCTTTGTAAACATATCTAACACATTTCGGTTTGATATGTTATGACTTGTTATTGTATCTATTGATGATTTATTTCTTACATCACCTGCATCATATTTTACCATATCATAATCCAAATTTTTTAACAATTTATTAACAAATTCTGTTTTTCCACAACCAGGAGTACCATATATGTATATACCTTTTTTATAATTTATATTCTTGATACGTTCATCAAATTGTATCAAATGATCCCTTATTTCATTGGAAATTTCTTGTCTATTGAATATTTTATTTGTATCAATTTCTTCCATTGTATTGTTATATATATATCATAATCATTTAACTTGATTCAAACGAATAATATTATGTACCATAAAATTATTCAAATTTATTTATTAACGTGAGAAATTACTGAAATCCGCTGTTCTGGGAATATAATCACCATTCGGTTTTGATGGTAATCTACCATAGTAAGAATAAGGGTCAGTCATACCTGTATTTCCTGTGATAGGACCTTGTTGAACTTGTTGACCTGCTACCGCGTTTGTTGTACCTGCACTTCGTTGTCCATCAGGCACCACTTGACCTGCTGCATTTACTGTACTACCTACAACATTTCCTACTGCATCAATCGCACCTGTTGCTACATTACCTACTGCACCCAATACGCCTGTGGCTACATTACTTGCGGCACCTACTGCACCGGTTGCAACATCTCCTGCGGCACCTACGGTTCCTGTTGCAACATTACCTACTGCACCTACGGTTCCTGTTGCAACATCTCCCACTGCACCTACTGCACCAGATGCTACATTACCAACTGCACCTACTGCACCAGATGCTACATTACCAACTGCACCTACTGCATCTTTAACTGGGGTTTTCTTCTCTTCTTTTACTACACTTTTACCACTTGCATCTTGTGTTCCTGACCCGCCCTTTCCACCACATGAGTTACATGTACCTGAATTATAATTACATGATGGACAGGCTGGACATACTGGTGGTACTATTTGAGTTTTTAACATATATCTATCTAATGCATTACTATCTACTCCATCTCCAGTACCATTAAATATGCTATCATAATAATCATATCTGGATTCTCTGTTACTATCTGTTTCTTCACTATCAGTGTCAGGGTCTCCACCTGCATCGGGTTGTGCTGTGTCTACACCTTGTTCTGTAAATCTCTTTACATTACGTAAAGTCATATCACCATCACTATTTTTATTTACTAATGCTACTAATGTCTTCTTTGCATTTTCAATATACAATATCATATTTTGACCACACATATCATGGATAATGCGAGGAACAAAACTTGTATTTGCTACACTATCATCATTTCCATGGGTATTTTCACCAGTTGAATTGGGGTTAGATAATGTTTCTGTATTTCCACCTCTCTTCACTATCTTTATTTGTTTATTTGAACCTTCTCCAGAAGATACTAATAGACTTGCATTGCTAATATCATATTTCACATACTCACTTAATTGATATACTTTACGAGTTGTATTATACATAGGTTCTTGTACCATCTTATTGTTATTTGCATCATTATCTACATAAGAGTTTTCTATATTAAACGTTCTTTCCTCTTTTTGTTTTGTTGTTGCGTTATCTGTATGACTTGTATCGTTGGGGTCTGCTACATAATGATTATATAAGTATTCCATATGAGATGTTGCATATGTAAGTGCAGCAGTAACCATATTTTTTGGTTTTCCTCCACTTGATACTGGATCTGTTGTTGCTGCTGAACCAGGAGATGTTTCCATAACATGAAGGTAAGTATTTGTATGCCATGGTAACACAAGTACATTGTAACTGTTTCCTGAGTTTGTACCAACTGTATTGTATATAGCAGATACCATTGAATTCTCCATACTTGTTGCTGGTGCAGGAGATATTACAGTATTCGCGTCTTCTATGTTATATGTTGATGTAGATGTACCACCACGTGTAAGAATGTGTAATTTTTTTATCTCGTTGCTATTAGTGGTTGCATTATTTGTTCCAGCTACCGCTGGTACTGCTGGCACTTCTGCGGTTGTATCTGTTGCTGGTACTGCTGGTACTGCTGGTGTACCAGCAGTTGATACGTAACTTGAAGATACATCTAATTCTACCAAACTACCATTCGTATTATCAAAATAGATAGTATCATAAATTTTATTTAATTCATTCTTATTTGAATAATTGACTATCTTATGAGATGAGCCTGTATCCAGATTATAATTATATGCAGCCATACCTTCACTGTATGATTGATAACATCTACATATTAATACTGTACTTACTAAAAGTATTAACAAAATTAGAAAAATAGTTAATGATGAAAATTTCATTATTATAAATATACAGTATGCCGCGAAAATATATATAACACTATTATGCAATAAAAAATTGATATATTTATATACCAACCGTTATTTTTAATTTATATCTATGAGTAAACCTAAGAAAGAACCAGTTTTACTAACACGTTTTTATAATGAAGCGGTACCATTTGAATTATCTATCGATGAGGCAGGACGAGGGTGTTTATTTGGAAGAGTTTATATAGCATGTGTAGTTTTACCTAAAGAACCATCACTATTTGATGGAACAAATATTAAAGATAGTAAAAAATTCTCTTCAAAAAAAAAATTAAATGAAACTGCTGAATATATAAAAAATAATGCTCTTGCTTGGCATGTTACATATGAAGAACCTAAAATAATTGATGAAATTAATATTTTACAGGCAGTTATGCATGGTATGCATAATTGCATTCGGGAAATTATTCAAAAATTAAATACAATTAATGGCGGTCAACCACTATCTATGGAAAATTTTATGGCGGTTATTGATGGCAACTATTTTACACCGTTCCGTTCATATAATGAAGAACAACAATGTATCATTGAACTTCCACACGTTACTGTTGAAAAGGGTGATGGCAAATACATGGCTATTGCTGCTGCAAGTATTTTAGCAAAAACATCCAGGGATAATTATGTTTTGGAATTATGTCAAAAATATCCATTTTTAGATGAACAATACGGATTTTGTAAAAATATGGGATATGGGACTAAACTGCATTTGGATGGTATTCGCGAACATGGTATTACAAGATTTCATAGACGTACATTTGGTCTTTGTAAAACTTCGCCATTAAATCCACTTGATATAACATGCAACAATAATACGGATTCTATTGAGAATGAGTTATCATCATCTCATTGATAATATCTTTTCCAATAATTAAATATTTTGTTGCATTATCATTCGTACTATATCCTATTAAAAGTTGGTCATCCTTTTTTTCATACACAAAACCTAATGAATATTCTACTATTTCTTTTTCAAACGTAAATAATTGAGTATATTTAATTAATTCATTTGATTCCTTACCTATAACTACAAACATATGATAATAATGTCTACGGGTTTCATGATTCACTAAGTGGCATAAAAACCACAATTCATCATCTATATAAACACCATTACTTGACCCACGTATTTGTTTAAATAAACGCGGTGTTGGTATTTCATTTATTACATGTAATTCATTTTCATTTTTTTCACATATTGTTATTGGATTCCATTTATATATAAATTTACGTGTGTTATCTACTGAATTAAACATTACCCAATTCTTCTCTGCTGTTGTTCGTTTTGAATACTTTAATATATTGGATTCAATAATCTTGTTATTATTAATATCATATATTCCATGTTCTACACATTTTAGAGTATCAATTGTTGCACGATTTGCACTGTATTCAATAATATTATTATTAACAAATAATTTCACATCTTCCATTCCAATATACATATCATCATGTTCTTTATTATAATCCATTACACATTCATGAATAATAGACCATACATCTTCTTTCATTTTCAGTATAGCAAATATATTTATTGTTATTATATTTTCCTGATTTATATATTTACCTTCTGCATCTATCGTGTAGTTTACATACCGTTTACATACATATATTTCAGTAGAGTCTTTCATATAAATAGATGGTGTACTTGAATACATGTCTGTTTTTTCTTTCATTAATTCATTTCCTATATTATTTAATATATCTAATAAACTTTTTTTTCTTTCATTCAATTCATCATAAGATAAATCATGTTTTGTTAACATTGGACAATAATGTTTATAATTCAACATTATATTGTTATAAATTGCTGTATTAATATTTCGCTTATTTAATAAACTCATACACATATTAATCATTGCATGTTTATTCATATTAGTATAATACCCAAGAATGAATATCTCATAGTCTAATTTATGTTCATATACATCATTTTCTAAAAAAAGATGATTTAATGGAGGATTCTCTAATCGTATTTTATCAGCAACTTCATAAAACAATAATGCCAATGCATAACGTTCTGTTCGCCTATAATAATTCACTATCTTATATAGGTTCTCTATACGTGTTGGCATGATTTGATACGCCTCTAACCAATAAAACACTGCTGGTTCATAACGGTTTAACTTCATATAACAATTACCTATTGAATAATAAGAATGCCATGTTTCTTGTAACCATCCACCTACTTGAATTCGTTTTATATATATTTCAATTGCCTTCTCATACTCATTTGAATCACGATAACTATTAGCCAAATAGAATAAATATCGCGGGTTATTCGGGTTAATTTCCAATCCTTTTATCAATAATTCTATGTCCCTTTTAAATTTATTTTCTTTACATCCTCCATCACCCAAATCTGTTATGAATAATATATCTTTTGATATATTTTCTATAACTGCATTATCAGGCAACTCTATATATTCATGTGTTACACCCCAATACCGATAACTTGGGTCATTTCTAATTATTCGTATATTTGCATTGTAAAAGTCTGGACATCCTTGCACTACATAATATGCATCATTTATTAACATTCGTTTAAATTGCAATATATCTGTTGTTTTTATTTCTAATTTCATATCTGCATCCATTAATAATATATAATCTGCATTTTTCATATCTACACAACTTGTTAATGCATATGACCTATTGTACCCAAAATCACGAAACGACTCTTCTATTATTTTCCCCGAAATATTCTTTGATTCACAATATTCACGTATTAGTGTAATTGTATTATCTGTACTACCCGTATCACATATACAATATGTATCTATTAATGGCATTACTGACTCTAATAAACGTATTATTACTGCACTCTCATTTTTTACTATCATATTTAAACAAATTTTAGGAACATCCATCATTATATTATAGTTTATTTAATATTTATATATATTTCATACCAAGTTTTTTTCACATGATATATTAATTAATATGTCTTTTACAAGATTCCATGATGACCCCAGTAGAATAAAAAAACAAATAGATGAAAGCAGTTTTACTGGTAGATATATGTTAAATACACCTGGCCCTGGTATGGACTTACCATTTAATGAAGACCCACACATTCGTTTACAAAAATGGGGAGCAAATTTACAGACTAATACTGTTAATTTAGAGAGTGATTTACGTGGACTTAGCAGAACACAAAACCGTGATAATGTTAAATTAAATCAACATTCCAATTTTCAACCATCTTCTTCCAAACCAAGTTATCGTATAGAACAACCTTTTGTTGAAGAAAGCCGTGCAAGCCATCCTGCTTGGATGTATAAAGATTTAGAACAAACACGATGGGAACAACCATTATTAAATCCATTGAATGGTTTAGATAAACATTTTGAGGAGAATATACAAACACGTATTATTGAAAAAGATAATTTTACACCCAAAATTCCTATGGTTGGACAACAAAATTATTATTTAACTGGTCATTCTTTGTGCATTGGAGGAAAAGAACAAGAATGTCCTGGTACATTATATAGATAAGATTATTGTTTATTTTTAATAAATATTATATAAGATTAATATAATTATATAATATATTATAATGGAATTAGCTATACCTGGTGTTGCTCTTGGATTAATGTATATAATGAATGGACAATCTAATCGTGGCAATGATGATGAAGAACCATTTACTTCTCGTAATGAATTACCTAACACTAATATTCCTAATAGAAATTTTCCTGAAGAATATCCTATTAGAAGTCAAGAAGTTGACCAAACCTCTGCACTTTCTACAGTAAATAATTTTGATAATGGCGGAAATGTATACACTGACAAATATTTTGATGCTAATATGGCATCTAACAAACATACGAATACAAATAATGAAACTACCTACTATTCGTTAACTGGCGAAAAGGTTTCTGGTTCTCATTTTGAACACAATAATATGGTACCTTTTTTTGGTGCAAAAATGACTACTTCTGATGCAAATGATAAATCATATGAAGGTATTCTTGATAATTATTCCGGTGCTGGCTCCCAAAGTATTAGTAAAAAAGAACAAGCCCCTATGTTTTCACCCGATGAAAACCAAGACTGGGCACATGGTGCTCCTAATATGAATGATTTTTACCAATCACGTGTTAATAATAGTATGCGTATGGCTAATACAAAACCTTTTGAAGAAGAACGTGTTGCTCCTGGTTTAGGTTTAGGTTATACTAATGAAGGTGCACATGGATTTAACTCTGGAATGATGATGCGTGAATCATGGCAACCCAAAGGCGTTGACAATTTACGTGTTGATACAAAACCAAAATCATCGGGACATGTATTACTTGGACACGAAGGTCCTGCATATAGTAATATCCAACAAATTGGTACTTCCGAACAAATGGGTGTTATGGAAAAAAATAGACCCGACACTACATTTGAAATGGGACAAGACCGCCTTTTTACTACTACTGGTGCATCTAAGGGACAAACATTACATTCTATTCCTATTGACCGATATGTATCACGTCCAGAAACTACCACATCTTATTCTGGTGCAGCTGGATCACAAAATCCTGCTACCTATGCACCCGGGGAATATATGCCTTCCCATAATATTGAATTAGGAGCTGTACCTATCGCGGGGGCTAATGCAAATGGTCGTAATCCTGCTACTGAATCTGATTATGGAATTAAGTCCAAAAAGGCATATCCCAACAATCGTACATCTAATAAACAAGATGGTTATTTTGGATTGGTTAGTGGAAGTATCGGTGCAGCTGTTGCACCCTTATTAGATGTTTTACGTCCATCACGCAAAACAAATGTTGTTGGAAATCTTCGCCCATATCAAAACCCTGGTTCCAGTGTTCCTAATTCGTACATATTTAACCCTGCTGACCGTACAAGTACAACTATTCGCGAGACTACCGAGAATTCTAAAAATCATTTGAATGTTAATGCCAATCAATTAGGCGGTGCATATAAAGTTACTCAACAACAAGCTTATGATACCAAAAGACAAGATACTACCGTACAATATACTGGTAATGCTGGTGCTGGTGACGGTACACGTCAAATGACATCATATGAAGCTGGATATAATCAACGCAATAATGATATTAAAGCCAGTACTATTGATGGTTACATGGTTAAAGGTAATATGAACATTATGAACGGTAACATTAATATGCGTGAAAAAACACGCGATGAATCCCTAAAAAATACACGTTCCATTACTGGAAATATGCCATATAGATCTCCTGATGTTGCTAATATGGGACGTCTTGCTGGTACAGATAATTCATTAAAATCTACCATCAATATGGAAAGAAATACACCAGATATTATGTATACATTGAAAAAAAATCCTTATGTTGTTGATTACACAAAGGCTCTTTAATTTAATATTTTATTACCATATTTATCTATAAAATATCAATAAAAAATTGTTATTTTATTCTAATTATTGTTTGCTTTTTATTTTATTGTTTATTTCACGTTTTTAATCACTGGCGAATAATTTACACAGATTGATTGCTTCCATATTAATTTCAGGGGGTTTAAATAAATTATTTATCATTTCATTATCACGAAACCGAACAGTGTAATCTTGTTGGATATTATTCCTACCAACGCGACCCATTGATTGAAGTGTTTTCTGTTGGGTCATTCCGTTCAAATCTTTTGCAATAAATCCGTGACAGAATTGGTAATTCGTTCCGTAAATATAATCTGTCGATGCGATAATTATAAATAATCGTTGTTCATCAGCCAATTGTTTCATAATTTCCATATATCGCTTATCAGGGATTTGTTTAAATACACCTATACCTAACAACAATAAATATTTTATGTGCATCTCTACATCCAGTAACATGATTTCCTTAGTCATCTGTTCACCTATACTTGATACAAATGCATTCTCATGTACTGACCCATCTGGAGTCCAACGCCCTTGATGGGGACATGTATTTGGAACATATAATGATTCTAATGATACAATTTGGACTTGTTTACGTAAACGGGTTATTTCCGCGTCTAACGCACGAGCCTCTTTCGTCATTTTTGAATTCTCCCAACTTGTATTTGACTTTTCATTTTGATGTTCAATCTCTCTCTCCAATTTATCTATCCTTCCTGTTAACTTATTGTTCATATCTATTTTTGGCTGGATTTCATCAAAACTATGCTTTGGAATATTTGTAAGGGCAATATAATATTTTCCAATCTTATCTACATTCTCTGTCAAAAAGATCGTTGGACCATCTGTTAATGTATACGCGTCTTGCGTTGTAATTGATACACCCACTGGAACCGTTTTTTGTTGAGTAGAAACTGATTGCTGATGATTTGCAGTACTTACTGTTCGTGTTAATACATTTCCTCCTTTCGGTGCAGATGATATTGCACCCATACTATTTGTTTTTTGAATATATCTATTTGTACGCGGTTCATTAAATCTCGGTTGACGAATTTGTTTCATATAATTATAAATTTTTTTCCATTGATCAACATCTATATAATACAGTACTTCTAAGTAATATTCTTTTAAACTATTCATTGTAATCTTTGTTATATCCATATCAAAATAAGAATTTATAGTATAATTTTCATTTACATACCCTTTTTCATTTACATATTTAATAAATGTAATAATCTCGCGTAAATCAAAATATCGTAATAGTGTTGGATTTCTCTTACAATGATTTACTATTCTTGATATTTTTGTATAATCATCAGATAAATAATGGGGCAATACACAACACATATCTTTATCTAATATTGGTATTGATTTTTTACAATCATAACTTGTTATTGTTATGATTTCTGCCTCATCAAACTTTGAACGAAAATCATCATATACTGGACGCATTTCATCCGGGGTTGGTAATGTTGCACAAGACAATACCATGGTTGGAACCAAATTGTTCTTCCAATTATTATGTATTACTTCATGTAAATCATGATTTTCGTAGTCTAATGTTATTGTTGGCTCATCCCAGTATGTTATTATATCATTAACGTCATTAAATGCTATCATATAATGCATTGCAGTAATATATGACTGAACATCACATATCATTATTTCTACATTATCGCCCACACTGTTATCTACTTTTGCTATACTACCAGAACGTTTATTTCTAGTATAATCTTTTGCTGAGAAATAATGCAAACGAATATCCGCTGCTGTTTCACATCCAAAAGCAAATGCTACTTTTTTCTCCATGGTTATTGCTGACTTTGCCAATGCTAATCCTATATGACGAGCTACACAAACAAATATAACTCGATTTGATGATGCTAATCCAATTGGCGATAAAGTTTTTCCTGTTCCAGTTGGAGCAGTATACAATATCAACATGGGTATCTTTAGTTCTTGTTCTTCTTTTTCTTCTTCGGCTTCTTCATCTTCTACTGATAATGGTGAAACACGATTTGCATTTTGCTTACATATCGTAAACAATTCACGTTGATGATTAAATAATGTACGGTCTTCGTATTTTAGTAAATATTTATTTTGTTCGATAAAAGCATACGCGTTTGTAATTATATTACTTAAATCTATTGATGAATTTATACAATCTATTGCATAGTTAATTATATCCAACACATATCGGTTTATATTTGTTATTTTTGCTTTTCTCAATTGGAGTATTGTATATAAATAAAATGCATAATTTTTATTTTTTTTGTATTGTTTAACTAATTCTGTATATAATTCTATTAATAAAAACTCAAATATACTAGATTTATTTAATTCTATATTTTTATCCAAAATATTTAATCTAACTATCTCACCACTTTTTAGTTTCTTTAACTTACCTGAGTTTATGTTACATTCGTACCTTTCCATAGGAGTTCCATTTATATAATTTTTCATATTTGATACCATCGATGTTTCAAAATATTTCTTATATAAGAAATAATCCATCTCTATACTAGCGTTTTCAAAATGAGTATAATTATTCAATGATTGGGTTTCATTAAAACGAATATTTACATCTGTATATCCGTCTACTATCATTTTTAATATTTTTTTTTCATCATTGTCTACCGATTTTTCGATAGATTCCCACTCGGTCTTGCTTAATTTATTCTGCTTTAAATCCATTGTATTTGATTAAGTTAATATCTATGTATAATTATAATATATAATCAATTTTTTAACTTCCTAATTAAAAGGGTATAGACAATACCACATTATTTCTTATAATATGTATAGATCTAACAAATTACATACACAAAATGACCTACTTATGACCACTCTCCTTGACTTTTATAAAGACTCTCATAATATTCATATTATGATGAATATTATAAATGGAGATACCAAAATGTCTTTACGAATCGTTGATTGGTTTGTTACCAATTATGCTAAAAAACATTTCACTGTTTATGAGTTACCTTCTTCCAATAATACTAATAGTTCGCGTTTTAAAGTTTATAATGAATATAAACTAAAACTAAAGGCCTATTCTAAAAAACGGTTTGACCCTTTTTGTAGATGGGACCGTATTACTATTCCATACAATAACAATCAATCTATGGAAACCACTATTGGACAATTAAACTTTTTTAAATGGGCTATTGAAAATAATATTATTGATTATATTCAATCTCATTTTCAGGATGTTGAACAAGATATGAATAATTTTAATAGTACAGCTAAACGCAGAACCATTACTGAACCACAAAATGATAATGCAAAAACACGCAAAAAAAGAGAAGAATTATCCGTTTCTGCATGTAAATGCATTAAAAAAGAGACTGTTAAAATTATTGTTAAATTTGATTAATGTTTATCGTAATGTATCCATAACCGCTTCTACATAATTCATAAAAGGGATTTTATTTTCACATTCTCCCTTTATTGCTGCATTCTTACGAGCATTTATGTATTTATGTATCTTTGACAACCATTCTACTCCCTTGTCATTTTCATCTTGCATATTATATTTTGTATCATAATTTGCATTTATATCTAATATATCTATCTTCAATCTTACTGAGTCCAACCAATCATCATAGTATTTTTTACACTTCTCCAAGTAATCTAATGATATATTTGATTCACCATCACGGGAACGCTTTTTTATACGGTTATAACATACTTCCGCGTCTGCATCTATATACACTATTCCATCTACACGGTAATCTTTTACATATTCATTATAGAACCGTAAGTATATTTGATAATGAATATCCTCGATTAAACCATCATCGTATAACATTTTTGCAAATATATTACGGTCTGCATCCAATGAACGCTCACAAATTATTACTTTACATTCGGGACTATTACGAATTGTATCACGAAGTAAACTTAAACGGGTTACATAAGCCATTACTTGAAATGAAAATGCATATTTTGCTGAATCTTTATAAAATTTTTCTAATATGTTTTCACCTGTACTTGTTTCTTTAATACTTTCCCATATATCTACTGGTTCCTTTAACAAAATTACTTCTTTATTTCCTTCTAACTGTTTACCGAGTGTATCAATTATTGTTGATTTACCTGCTCCAATATTGCCTTCTATGGCAATAATCAATGGACGACTCATATCGGATGACATAGATATATTGTAATTGTACAAATTATTTGAATGATATTTACATATTATTTATTAATATGTAAATCAATTTTTTAGTATCCGTTGTACCTGTCTTGCTATCTGGTCAACAAATACCCACCAAATGTACGTGGTGGTTTATATTTCAATATATCTAACTCTCTTGTTGTTGTTGGAAATTCTTCCTTACCGTATATGTCTTGTAAACATAACCATTCAAACATACCACCTACATATAAATACACCGTCTGAAACCCTAAATTCATTAATTGGTCATATTTCGTATTTATTGTATTATCTGTATTATTCTTTCCATATATAATTATCTTCTGGTTTAAACCATAATTCGTAAGCAGATTATTCAATGTTCGTTCTTCTACTACATGAGATATTGTATTTTCTATCAAACATGATTGGTCTGTTACTGGTAATGTATTTATTATTATAAACTCATCTTTATTCCGTATTGCAAATTGTATATCTTCAAATGATAACTTTTTATAGACTCTTGTAAAGAATTGTGAGAACATAGCTATTCTAATAATATTTTAGTTTTTATATTTGTTATTTACCAAAACAACTATCTTTTTTTATCTACATACAATTCCTTTGATAACGACTTTATTATTTTATTATCTAATTTTATTTGAGCGTCTTCCACGTCACCTAATATCACACGCATCATTTTATAACAGAAATTATAATCACGAGTGTCCATTTCTTCACACTTTGGGTGTGCTGTTTTCCATTGAGGAACCGTTCTATAATTATTCATGGTTATACGACTTAATATCTTACGTAACTTTGTTAGCTCGTCTGTATCCTTACTCCATTCGTTTTCATCTTTTATGTACATTGTTTCTCGTTTTATATCTGTACAATGTATTGGACGCTTCGTTACGTCCATATCTTTCAAACGATTCATTATCATCTTCGTCATGCCATTCACATACCCGTGATTCCCTATATATTCTATCTCATCTATTTGCACATTCAAATTACCAAGGAAATCTGTTATGTTCATTGCATCTTTGCAGGTATCATTCAAGAAAAAGTTGAGATTAAACTGATTATTTGTTGTGTTATTTGTAATGTTATTATTAATTACGGTTCCTTCCTTGACTACATCTAACACCTGGTTTTGTAATTTCATATTCTGCTGTTGCAGTGCAACATTTTCCTTATGCTGTTCTACCATTAACTCTTTAAACTCATCATTCTGTTTTAACAATCTTAACACTGTACTTGCATCAGTCAACGGTTCACTTATTGTATTTTTTATTTCTTCTGGTTCATCATCATCTGTTGTATCCTCATTACTATCTGTATCATTTTCAGCTATATAAGTACATTTCTTTTTATGACGGGTCAATGACGGGGCTTGTTTATATACTTTACCACATGAACACATAAATGCTTTGGGGTTTTTTGGGGTTTTTTCGTTAGCATTTATTAGCATTTTGTGTTTTGCAGTCAAATTATGCCTATTAAAATCCTTCTTATTACTGCATTTAAAATCACAACAAATACATGTATATATTCTTGGGGTTTTTTGGGGTTTTATAGTTAGCATTTTTGTTAGCCTTTTTCCTTTATATATGCTAACAAAAAAAACCCCTAAATCCTTTTTCAAAAAAGTAATTAAAATTTTTCAGTCACAAATTATTTATAGAAATTCGGGATTTGCTGCATTATGCTCTGAAGTGATTTTTTGTGTTTTTCTGAAAAAAAAAGTGGATGCACTTTTCCAAAAATGGACATTTTCAGAATGTCCTTTTTTGGGATATATGAAACACTTTTTATTTTTGTGTTTTTTCTGACAAGTATATAAATTGAAATTAGGACTTAAAGAAGATTATAATAATTAGGTATTGTGGGATATGTATATGTGGGAACTTAATTGTGATAATAATAGAAAATAAAATATTTTGTATTATTATAGAATGAGTAAAACCGAAGAAACAGAGAACAATATTAACTTAGACGAGTTTTTTAACAATATTGCAAAAAATCCATTTACATATAATTTAAACTTAGGTGATGACACAGAAATAACTTATGATAAATTGTTTGATAAGGTAAAGAATATATTTGTACAAGGATTATTACATATTACTGATTCAAAGAATATAGTAGTTGATGGTGAAAAAAAGTCAGTAATGATAGATAAGATTCCAAATAAAGACATTAATACAGTAAAAGAGTATATGTTAAGTTTGGGAATAGAAGTAGTACATAGAGAATATACAGAGGAAGATAAGGATTATCAGATCCGTAGATTGTTATATTGTTTACAAGATAAATTAAAAGAACACGTGAAGATAGATATAACAATGGATTGGGTGAAACAGTTGATACATAAAACACAGATAACATGTGATAAATCAAAATTAGAAGAATTAAATATTATTTTACGCTGTTATCCAGAAGCCAATTATATTTTGAAACTATACACACCTGAAAAAGTAGAGGAATGTCATATGTATTATAATAAAGCAGATAAACCAAATTTATTAAATATTATTTCATTTAAAACAGCCGATATAGTAGATTATCAATATAAACATAAATATGCAACACCGTTTACTAAGCACGTGAGATAATTAAACTTCAATATGTGTAGACTGAGTATCTTGTATTGGTGAGGAAACTTTAGATATTTCATTTAATTCATTGGTAAGTACATCTTCATCCAGTGTATGATTATCATTCATACATAGTTCGCAACAACATTCTACAATACATAGGCAATAAATTGTTACAATAGACGCAACAAATACAATAAACACAATAGTAATTCCATTCATTATTACAATAATATAAAAATAATCTTTACTTTATTTGTAAACATTATTAATTCAATGCAGGAATATATACTTCGGTATCTGTACATGTATCTTCATGAATAACATCATCCGGACACTGGACTATTTTAGATGGAATATTATCAAGTTGTTGCCAACATGTATAAACTCCAACTAACATCTGGTTATGACATTGTAAAGAAACCGATGAAGAATCAGCAATAGATGTACGTAGAAGTTCAGTATTGATATTAGACCCGATATAGCTATGTAAAATATCAGGGGTTGTTAATAAATTAGTAAGTGATAATGCTGTAGTAAAATAATCATATTGAGATAATCCAGAACAGGTTCCATGTTTAGACCATTCATGCTCCCAAAAGGAGTCATATGATTTACTACTTGTCTCATATTGAACGTCGGGCCACCGTTCAATCATGTAATCTAAACCAATATCATTAGGTACATTAGGGTCAAACGGCTCATTAGTACATGTGGATGGATAGCCAGATGTAACATATTGAGGCCATAATCCATGTATAGTGAAGTTCTGTTTCCAATAATTTAGTGAATTGGTACAACCAGGATATGTTTCTCCATTACAAAATCCAGGTGTCCAACTGTAAGCAAAAACATACATGGTAGATGGTGTAGAATGTGCAATAATAGCAAATTCAGCAAGTAACAATATGAGACATAAAAACATATCGTGATTATATATAATGTGGGTATTATTTTTGTGTGGTATATTAAACATGATGATGTCATTAAGTAATGCAGAAACACAATGTGTATGTACAACAGTGCCTTGTCCAGACGTTGGTATGAATTCAATTACAATGGGTGGAGGTACAGCACAAATAACGTATGAATATAAAATCCATGGAGATTATCCTGTAGTAATAGCAGCACATGGTGAAATAACACCAATAGATTTAGACCATGGTACGGGTACAACATCGTGTACACAAAAATATTCAAGAATATTGGATGATGATGGAATTGAAGATTGTGATGCAGGACATATTTTAGCAAATCGTTTAGGTGGATATGGAAATGAACCTCTAAACATATTTCCACAAGATGCAAGTATAAACCGTGGTTCTTATGCTCAATTTGAGAACGATATATACCATTGTATAGAGAGTGGTGCAAAAGACGCAAGTTTCCAATGGAATTTTATATATGAAAATGAAATGAGAACAAAACCGAATAAAGTAAAATATTCTGTGACATTTAATGGTGGAAATTGTACAAGTTTAACATCAACTTTTACAAATGGTGCATAGGTTCTCAATACGTTAAATAAAAAATGGAAATGTATCATAAAAAAATAGATAGACATGGAATCGACGACTAAGAGAATAGAATTAAATTTACCTGAAGAAAAAGAGGAATTGGAGAACCTAACGAAAAGCAAGGTAATAATTACAAAAAAGGAGTCAAAAAAGAGAGTAATAACAAAAACATGGAACATAACAGAAGAAGAACTGCATCCAGATGCACAGTTGATGTATATTCGGCAATTAGTTGATGATATGAATGTGGATACAAATCCATGTCAAGTAATATTAAAACATATAACTCAAAAGATAGCAGGTTATAAGTCACAAGATATAAAAAAGGAATTATACGAAGAGGAAAAGTTGGTAGATATACCTTATGTATTAGAAACCTTGAAAAATGCAGAGAATATTTGTTATTATTGTAAAGAATCAGTGAAGGTTCTCTATGAAAATGTGAGAGAACCATTACAGTGGTCATTAGATAGAATAGATAATAGTATAGGTCACAATAAAGAAAACGTGGTGATAGCATGTTTACAATGTAATGTTGGTAGAAAAACAATGCATCAAGGTAGATATGAGTTTACAAAACAATTAACAATTACAAAACTATAACTATAACTGCGGTAAAATCATATAAATAGTATATGATTTTATTTTATAACATGCAAGATTCAATAAAAATAGATATAAATACTGAAAATATACATAAACCGATATATAATAAGTTAAATCAATTCCATACTACCAATAAAATTCCTCATATAATATTCCATGGTGTATCAGGAAGTGGTAAACGAACAATAGTAAATAATTTTTTGAATATTATATATGATAATAATAAATCTCGTATGAAATCAAATATAATGATAGTAAATTGTGCACACGGTAAGGGAATAAAGTTTATACGAGACGAACTTAAATTTTTTGCAAAAGCGAATATACACTCAAATAATGGTTCCTTATTTAAAACAATAGTATTAATTAATGCAGATAACTTAACAATAGATGCTCAATCAGCACTGCGTAGATGTATAGAACAATTTAGTTTTAATACTCGTTTTTTTATAATAATAGAGAACAAGCATAAATTATTAAAGCCAATATTGTCAAGGTTTTGTGAAATATATGTTCCAGAGTATATATCTGGAAACAAATTAGGTAATTTACATACAATATCTAAAAATAAAAATTATAGTATTGAGTATACGGAGAACAATAAAGAATGGTTGGAAAATCAAATAGAATCTTACATAAACGATGACTTATCACATAAGAGTTTAATAATATTATGTGAAGAGATTTATGAAAAAGGTTTATCTGGATTAGATGTAGTAGAATGGATAAAAGAAACTTCAACAATAGATAGCAATCTAAAGGCAAATACGTGTGTTTATTTTGATACAATACGTAAAGAATATCGTTTTGAAAAAATGTTAATTTTTACAATATTTGATTATTTGTATTTACGTTCAAATAAGGACTTAAAAAATATTACAGAAATATAACTATAATATGGACGATTTTGTCATATCAAATTTGCACGAATCAAGAAATGAATGGTGTAGTCGTTTAGTTAGTGTATTTACGCCAGTAGTAATAGAAGGTATACGTTCAATATTTAATGAATCTTGGAAGATGTGTTTAGATAATGATGAAGCAAGTAAATATTTAATGACTTTTCAAAATTTGTTGTCAAGAGTTCCCAAATGGAATAATATAATTGTAGAAGATGAACGTAAACGAATAATAGAGCGAAGTGGTTGTGATTATTTAGAAGATTTAATTACATGTGTCCATATTATTCAGTTAAAGGTTTTGACGTGTATTAGAGTAGGTAATAAGCAGAAGAAAATAGATATTTCAATTCCTAAGTTAGACATATTTATTCATAAGGTTTATATCCATGTAGCACGAAAAGTGTATATGAATGTATACTTATTTGAGCGAAATATTTCTCCTTTGCAGGTTCAAAAGAATAATCGTGAGTTGGAATCAATTGTTCAAGAATGTATATTAACAACAATTCGTGAAAGTGTGCCAACTGAAGCAATAATCCGTGCATATATGGATGAAAGTGTAGAACAGGAAGAGGAAGTAATCATTGAAGATGTCCCCGATGCTGAACAAGAAGAAAGTACTTCAAAGGAACAAGAACCCGATGAAGATAAGCAAGATTCGAATGAAGAAACAGTACCAGAAATAGTACCAACCATTCAAAATATAGATGATAACGAAGTAGTAACGAAATTGGAGTTTAATGATATGGATACAGTATTAAATGAACAGAATAATGTGAATGAAGTATCTGCACCAAAGACCATAGAACGGTTAGAAGATATTAGTACATCGCGTGCAATTGAACGTAAATTAGAAGAAGAGAGTGATACTGACGATGAACGAATCCAAATCCATACTGACATGGTGGACTTAAGTGGGTTTGATATATTGGATGAAACAGAAAAGAATGCAGCAACTGATGACGTAATATTAGACGGAATAGAGGAATTACCTCCAATTTAGGCAGAATTATGCGTTTTAATAAATATATAATCTTCTATAAACTAATTATAATTGTATATGGAAAAGTTATTGATAATTGCATCAATAATAACATTTATGTTTAGTATAATGAAAGTAATTGAGATGAAATATGTAGCAAAACAATGGACTCCATTAAAATATGTAATACGAGATGCAGCAATGGTATTTGGGTCAGCCTTATTAGGGTTGTTTGTATTTTTTCAAATAAATGGAACAATGACGGATTTATTTAATGTGGTAACTGATGGTAAAGCAGTTAATTTAAATACAACCCAGGTTTTTACGGATGCACCTGGATTTTAATGAAGTAATATATGTATCTAAAAATTCCTATACATATATTATAAAATGGAATCATCTAATGATGATAAACAGATTCAAAGTATAGATAAAATGATAAAAAAGGGACGTAAAAATATTGATTTACCAATGGTTTCTAACCCTATAGTACCTGTAAATAAAACCAGAAAGCGTAAGTTGAATATTGTAAAAGAGCCAGTTTATACACCAACAGAAAGTGATATAATTGTTTCTACAGGTTCAAAATTAGACGAAACGCCTCGTAAAAATGAAATATATGCTGATGTATTGAATCGGTTATCAATATTAATGAATAAAAAAGGAGATGTAATGCGAAGCCGAATATATAGCCGTGCCCAAGATACTTTATTAAGTATAGATGAGAATATTACATCACCAAATCAATTAGAAGGGAAGCCAAATATTGGTCCAACCATAATTGCTAAGTTGACTGAGTATGATAATACAGGAACATTGCATGTATTTGAACGTGAAAAAGAGAACCCAGAAATATGGTTGACTGATATTTATGGAATTGGACCTAAAAAGGCCCAAGAATTAGTAAAATCGGGTATAAAAACAATTAAAGATTTGCGTGATAAGCAAGATAGTTTATTGAATGATAAACAACGTATAGGATTAAAGTATTATGAAGATATTTTAAAAAGAATACCACGTAATGAAATAGATAGTTTTGATAAAATAATTGAAACAGAAATAAAGGAACTTGGCGGTACAAATCTAAAGTATGAGATTGTTGGTAGTTACCGCCGTGGTGCGAAAACATCCGGTGATATAGATATAATAATTACATCAAGTGATACTGGTATATTAAGTAAGGTAATTGATAATTTGAAAAATAAGGACATAATAATTGAAATACTTTCACAAGGAGATACCAAATGTTTAGTTATTGTAAAAATGCCAGGGCTGCCTTATGCAAGGCGTGTAGATTTCATGTTTACACCTCCAGATGAATATCCATTCGCGACCTTATATTTTACAGGAAGTAAGGCGTTTAATACAACAATGCGTAGTTATGCGTTAAAATTAGGGCTATCACTCAATGAACATGGTTTTTATTATAAAGAAAAGGGAAAGGGAAAAGGAGGGAAAATAGATAAGACTTTTAAAACAGAGGAATCAATATTTGAATCATTATATTTAAAATATAAGAAACCAACTGAACGTGTGGACGGTCGTGCAGTAGAAACAACATTACCAATTGTATATGATAAAGATATAGAAAATATAGAAAAGAAGGGTCAAAGTTGCTATAAATCATGTGATACAGTACCAAAGGGTGAATGTGTAACTGGATGTTCTCCAAGTTGGACGGATGATAAGTTAAATGGGTCACGAAATTGGTGTACGTGTAATTTACGAAATACAGATTGTATAATATCAATATGTCCAGCACATGAAGAACCAGTTATAACAAAACCAGAAAAGAAACAACGAAAAACTAAGAAAAAATCACCAGATGATAAAGTAACAACAGATTCGTCTGTTCGTAAAACCAAGAAAAAATCACCAGAAAAAGAAACGAAACCAGAAAAAGAAACGAAACCAGAAAAAGTAAAGAAAACAACAAAACGGGTGAAGATTGTAAAAGTTGCACCGCGAATAGTAATAGAAGAAGAAAATGAAAATCCTGAGATAAATATTACAACAGATGAGTTACCTGAATTGGTACCCATATTACATATGGATAAGAAGGAAAATATTACAATATCCAAAGTAGAAAGCAAAATAAGTCCAAAAAATAAAACACGTAAGGATGTAAATAAAAAAAAGAAACTCAAAATAAAAGAAACCGATATAAAATTAAATTCTCAACAAGATAATATGGAAACTAAAATACAAAAAGCGAAAGACTTTATAAATAAATTTCGTCAAGATGGTATAGATACTTTATCTGTATTGAGTGAAACAGAAATAATAGAATTATGTGAAACAGCAAGTCATATGTATTATAATACAAAGGTTTCAATAATGACAGATGCTGAGTATGATATTATAACAGAATATGTAGAACGTGTATATCCAGCAAATACAGAATTAGACCAAATAGGTGCAAAAGTAACAAGGAATAAAGTAGAGTTACCATATAAAATGGCATCTATGGATAAAATAAAACCAGATACAAAAGCACTAACAAATTGGTGTCAAACGTATAAAGGGCAATATGTATTGTCATGTAAATTAGATGGTGTAAGTGGATTATATACCACAGAAGGTGAAAAACCAAAGTTATATACGCGTGGTAATGGAACAATCGGGCAGGATATAAGTCATTTATTACAAGTATTTCAATTACCAACAGAACCAAATATAGTAGTCCGTGGCGAATTTATAATACCTCGTGTTGTTTTTGACGAAAAATATAAATCCAAATTTGCAAATCCTCGTAATTTGGTGTCGGGAATAATAAATAGTAAAACAATAGATGAAAAAGCAAAAGACATAGATTTTATATCATATGAATTAATTAAACCAGAATTACGTCCAAGTGCCCAAATAGAAAAATTAACAGAGTTAGGTCATAAAGTAGTCCAAAATAAAACAGTAGACCAATTGTCAAATGAGATGTTATCAGAATTGTTAATGGATTGGAGAACAAATTATGAATATGAGATAGATGGTGTAATTGTAACGGATGACCATATATATACACGTAAAGATGGAAATCCCGACCATGCGTTTGCCTTTAAAATGGTAATATCAGATCAAATTGCAGAAGCGAAAGTAGTAGATGTAGTGTGGACACCAAGTAAAAGTGGTTATTTAAAACCTCGCGTAAGGATAGAGCCAATTAAGTTAGGCGGAGTTACAATTGAATATGCAACTGGATTTAACGGTAAATTTATCCAAGATAATAAAATAGGTATTGGTGCAATAATACAGATAATTCGTAGTGGTGATGTAATTCCATATATAAAATCAATAACAACTGAAGCAGAAGTAGCGAAAATGCCAACAGAAGATTATCATTGGACAGATACCAAAGTAGATATAGTACTTGATAATGTAAATGTAAATGAAACAGTTCAATCCAAAAATATTACTGATTTTTTCAAAGGTTTGGAGGTGGATGGTATAGGAATTGGCAATGTAAAGAAAATAATGAAGGCGGGATACACAACTGTACCCGCGATATTAAAAATGACAAAGGACGATTTCCACAAGGTTGACGGGTTTAAAACAAAAATGGTGAATAAAGTACATGATGGTATAAAGACACAAATTGATAAGGCATCATTATTGGATATAATGGCAGCTTCAAATAAATTTGGTCGAGGTATAGGGAAACGAAAAATCAAGCCAATTATGGATGCTTATCCAGATATATTGACGAGAGATGAATCCATAGATGAAAAAATAGCACTATTACAAACAATAGATGGAATAGGTAAAGAAAATGCAAACAGTTTTGTAACCAATATTCCTGTATTTTTAGATTTCATGAGAGAATGTGATTTATACTCTAAGGTAGATAATTCAACAATACAGTTACAAAATGAATTTCAACCAATAGAAGAAGTTACTCAAGATGAAACAAATCCATTATATGATAAACATATAGTAATGACAAAGGTACGTGATGCAGAAATAATAGAACATTTGAAAAAAGTGGGTGGAATATTAGATAATAATATAAGTAAAAAAACTTATGTTTTGATAGTAAAGTCATTAGATGATATATCAAATAAAACAAAGAAAGCAAATGAGGAAAAAATTCCAATAATGACTCCTGAAATGTTTAAAGATAAGTATATGAAGTAAAAAAGTATATACATTTGTATAAAATATAATAAAAAGTATTATATTTTCTAATAATTATCAATATTATATATATTTTGTGTAATATTCAGGTAATGTATCAATATTAATACAAGTATTTTGGTGTATTTCAGTATTAGGTTCAATAATATATTGTTTAAAAACAGCATAGTTGAGTTGATCATCGGGAGTTTTATTATGAACAGTTCTGGCAATCATTTTATATAATTTAAAATTAGGGTATCGTTCTTCTCCGTTCTTTTTATAAAGAATATTTTTATTGTTATCATCAAGACACCAATTATAAACAATTTGTTGAAATTCATCGTAATCAGTAATAGGTACATCGTCATCAATAACAAAATCGTATAATGAACAACCCAGTCTGCATAAATCAAAACTGTAATTAGGGTCTAATCTCGGTTTATCATTATCCATATATGGTTCACAATTATATTGTGTAGATGCATCACCAGATGGTGCAAAACTGTCACTACAAAAGCGTTGTCCATTATAATTATATATAGCCCTACCAAAATCAATAATTTTGTAAATTTTCCCAAATGTAGGAACTTTGTATGTATTGCGTTTGTATACATAATATATAAATTCTTGTTCGGTGTTTACATACATAATATTATTAGTATGTAAATCATTATGTGTAAATTGCAATGTTTTTTGGTAACATAACAATGTCATTATAATTTGCATTAATATAGATATACCTTCATCTTTATCCATACATTGGGTTTCAAACAAATTATCAAGAGTTCCGTCACATTTTTCTAATGTTATAGCCTGAACTGGAAATTTATTAATATATGCAAAGCACTCTTCAGGTTCAATACTGGAATCATCATCATCATCATCATCATCATCATCATCATCATCATCATCATCATCATCTTCTTCTTCATCATCATCTTCTTCATCATCATCATCATCTTCTTCTTCATCTTCTTCTTCATCATCATCATCATTATCTTCATTTTCTTCATTTTCTTCATCATCATCTTCTTCATTATCTTCATCTGTATCATTAGTATCACTATCATTATCACTATTAGTGGAACACGTACTATTTGTAGAAGTTTTGTTAGATATATTAGGTTTGGTATATATTAGATTACTTTCTAATTCTTGTATGGGTTCAACTGATATTTGATTCGATAGGTCATTGAGAGATATAGAAATAATATTTTCAATGTTAACATTAGAATTATTATGTGGGGTATTTGAAATACAGATACGAGGTTTATTTGCATGTGAACCATAATTTTTATAACTATCTGTATTTATGGAAATAGTATGAAATAATTTATTATTGTTTGCATTAAAAAAGGAAGAAGATTGCAAATATTCGTAATCATCTGTAATATCAATTTTGAACTCCTCTTGTATTCCCAGGAATGACCCATAAAAATCAATACAATGTACAATAGAATGTTGATGTAATAATTTACTGGATAAATAACTAAAAAAGCAGTCAACATAGGCCATATTATTTGAATCGCATAATTTTGAACAAACATTTTCATTAGTTAATGTAGGTAAATTATGCATTTTATCACGAATATTTTCATATTTACCAACCATATATCGTGCAGGGTCTAATAGTGGAGAATATTTAATAAACACAGGTGTTTGTATGAAACTATCAGTATCAATATTTAAGACCGTATTCATATCAACAATTTGTAATTTATTATTTAATCCAATACGGTTATAATTAGTTTCGTCGAGCGAGAACCACTTATTATATATAGGATTATAGCCCTGAATATGTTGTATGTTATATGGATTATAAGTATTCTCAGTGTCAAATTTAATATTGGAAGATTGTTCTAAATTAGTTAATGATATAGGTTTATACTTAGAGTAGTGGATGTCAAATTTAGGAGTTTTACATAGAGTAGACATATTATAAATGTAAAATACTTTATAAGTGGTTACCATATTTTTTTCACAAAGATTAAACTAATGTAACTGTGTTTGTCCTAAAAATACTTTATATGTAGAGTAATTATAAACACAAATTTATAGATTATGACTCTTGAATTGAAAAAATTTAATATGCGTGATATTACATTTAAACCGAATGAAAACAAAGGACCAGTTGTTGTCTTAATTGGAAGACGTGATACAGGTAAGTCATTTTTAGTAAGAGATTTATTATTTTATCATCAAGATATACCTATAGGAACAGTAATATCTGGAACAGAAGCAGGTAATGGGTTTTATGCAGCACATGTACCAAAGTTGTTTATTCATGAAGAATATAATACGGTATTAATAGAAAACGTACTGCGGCGACAAAAAACAGTACTAAAACAAATGAATAAGGAAGTAGAAATGTATAAACGTACAACAATAGATCCACGTGCATTTGTGATTCTGGATGATTGTTTATATGACCAATCATGGACACGTGATAAAATGATGAGACTATTATTTATGAATGGACGTCATTGGAAAATAATGCTTATAATTACAATGCAATATCCGTTGGGTATTCCACCTAATTTGCGTACAAATATTGATTATGTGTTTATATTAAGAGAACCTTATTTAACGAATAGAAAACGTATTTGGGAAAATTATGCGAGTATGTTTCCAACATTGGAATCATTTTGTGCAGTAATGGATCAATGTACTGAAAACTTTGAATGTTTGGTTATCAATAATAATTCAAAATCAAACAAATTAAATGACCAAATCGCTTGGTATAAAGCTGAAAATCACCCTAATTTTAAATTAGGTTCAAAAGAATTTTGGGATATATCAAAGAATATGGGGTCTGATGATGAAGATGAGGCATATGACCCGAGTAAAGGAAAGAAAAAAACAGGACCAAGTATTAATGTGAAAAAATCAAATTGGTAGTAAAATAATATTTGGTATTGACAAATAAACATTAATCGTCAAATGTATCATCAAATATTTCATCGTCATCATCATCATCATCATCATCATTATAAAGGTCAACCATTCTATCATTATTTTCTACATTAATATTTTCTACATTAATATTTTCTACATTAATATTTTCATGTTCAATCCTGGAATCATCACCTGTACTATCTTCATCGGTATCATAAAATGCTACACTATTAATTATATTATTTCTAGGAAAATAACTATATAATATGTAGTTGTACATATCTTTTTCAGCATCTGTACTATCTTCTATAATTTCAATGTGACTGGTTTCGTAGTTTTTATAATAACAATTTTTAATATATTGTGGAAATTCTGTATTATACACCGATATTTTTTTTTTTGTTTTAATAAATAAATTATCGTTATTGATAATCTTAGTTATTTTGCGTCCAAATCCAGGCGATTTTTGTTTAAATTTGTTTAACTGATATAATAATTCAACTTGTGCATTTGTCTTGGTTGATGTACATAGGGAATAGTTTGATGAATAATATAAATGTAGGTAAGGTTTCATAGCACGAATCAATATATCTTCTGGAAATTTGTTATGTATACGAATCCTCATATCATCTTTATTACAGTTATCATTATACATTTCCAACATAGTTTTAATATCACGTATTAGGTCTTTATTACTATTACTATTATGATTGTTAGTCATTGTTTTAATATGCATTTCACGTATCATATGTTCGGTGTTATCTCTAAAAACTTTTAAATGAAAATTATGTAAAAAATATTGATGAAAAATACTGGGTAATATAAAACCGCCATGTTTCATAAAAAAGTAAATATTATATAGATGTGATTTGTCAAAAATACTATTATTATATGGATTTTTTATAGGTAATGGTTCGGCATGAATATAGGGTGAATTAATTAATGCATTTTCAATAATTTTGGTTAAATCGCTTTTGGTAAACAAATATTTCCTACCATATTGTAATAGACTACATACAAAGTACTGATTTTCATTTATAGGATTCATAATTAAATCATGTTGATTTGATAAATTGCTTATTTTCCATTTATATTTTCGTACCAATTTACACAAATTGTTGTGTATGTATTGGATATCCTGAAATATTGATAAAAATTCTGTTTTTTGGTTAGATGATATGAATGGGTTATCTAATATACTTTTAAGATAAATAAATTTTTCGTTTCGATAGGTAGTTTTTGTATTCAGTAACCTATGTATAAATGATGTAGAAAGAATATACATCAATTTATTTGGTGCTTTTTGAAAATTAATAAAGGAAATATTAAAATAAGATGGTTTATTAAAATAATCTTTACTCATACAAACTGGCTCATTCTGGTTTGATACATATTTTTGATATAATATATCTGTTATTGTAGTCATATTATATAATTGTTTTTACTATATAATATATATTTGCATATCTATATCCTTTTTATTAAATTATTACGTACTTATATTTTTTAATCAACTTCTTCAAGGGAATCCTTATTATTAGCTTGTTCCATTAATAGTTCATTTCGTAATTGGGTTGACTCTGCATCAGCAACTTCACGTTCTTCAAAATTAACAGTTTCTTTCACACCAATTAGATTACCATCATCGTCCATAGATTGAGTAAGTACATTTCCACTACTTTTAGCTTTCTCAATATTTTCCATAATGGCTTGCTTTTTTGTTTCCCGAACACGTTCCTCAAACTCTTTCTTAGCCATTTCTTCATTTTTCATTTTTTCTTGATGCAATGCATTCAACTCTTCTTCCAAGTGTTCAACTCTACCAGTCTTGTATGCATCTGGGTCCCATGGAATCCATACACCAACGGGTCCAACAAAAATATCATGGTTTGGATCTTGGTCTCGTAGTTTTTTACATTTTTGTTCGGCCTCTTCCTGACTTGCAAATACACCACGTACCTTTAGGCCACGTGTTGATGTTTGAAAAGAATGTTCCTTATTAAATTTCTCATTAAGTTTATCTTCTTGTTTATCCATGAAATTTTTATAATCATCCTCGATTCCACTCTTCTTTAATTTATCGCTTTCTTCCTTTACAAAATCATTGAAATCAGCAATTAAGGTGTCTACGTTCATATTGTGTTTATATGCGATAAAATGAATGAAATCAAAATATCGTTCCATTGATTTAGAAAACTCCCAATTTTTAATAAATTGGTCAAATAAATATACCTCTCGCTTTTTTAGAATTTTTTCAGGGGATACAAACGAAAGACATGTAAATTTTTGTCCAGCGATTGTTTGGTCTTCATCACATAAATCTACATATTTAGGATTAGTTTCACCGTTTGGCAATGTTTTTTTCTCAAAAGACGACATTATAAAATATACTCAACCTATATATTTAAGTGTTTTCTGGATAACATATTATTTATATTAATTGATTTAGTTTGATTTATTTTATTGTAATATAATATATCATAAAATGACAGAAATGGTTGACATGAATGAGCTTTTGAAGCGTGCTATCAAATACCTTATTGAAGGTTTGGCTGTGGCTATCTGTGCCATGTTAATCCCTAAGAAGGCTTTGGGTGTTGAAGAGATTGTTATTATTGCCTTAACTGCTGCTGCTACATTTAGCATTCTTGATGTATTTATTCCCTCCATGGGTTCAAGTGCAAGAAATGGTGCTGGTATGACCCTTGGTAGTACTCTTGTTGGTGGTATCCGTCTTGCTGCATAAGTATATATTTACACATAAATAATATAAATTAATATTAATAATATATTAATATTAATAATGAGTGACGAAGACGCTAATCTAAAACCAAGTGATATTGTAAAAGAAAATAAGGAAAGAGCCAATAATACTATTTTTAATAAAGTAAGTAAATCATTGAATGTAGATGCTGAACATATAGTGTGTCATAAAAAATGGCGATCACCAATGACTCCACATCAATGTGAATGTATTCATAAAAAATTAAATACTTGTTTTAATGAACATATATATAAATTATATAATTCCGTTGCATATAAAGAAACATGGTATGAAAATGTGCGGGAATTTATAGCCATTCATAGTAATATAGAACTTAATATAAATACAAGTGATTTGAGTGACCAAGAAATTTTAGAAATCAGAGATCATGGGTTTTCTCTTTTTGTAAGCGATGATTGTGCGGATATCGATGAAGATGAATTTGATGGACCAAATGATTTATCAATTGATGAGTGGGAAACTATAGATGATATTATTATGTATTATTATTTGAATGACACGAATAATAGTTAAATTTACATTATATTTTGATATTCTAAATATAATGTTTATACAGTTGGAAAATATTGCCAGTCTAAATCGGTGCAGACATTTTTCCATATCATATCTTGTTCCAATTGTTTTTCACGGTCTTTCATCATTGGAATATATGGTAAATATTGCATTTGGTCAAGTAATACACATAATTGATGAAGCGTATATGTGTAATTAAAAAAATTCGTTCTACTGGGTGGACAATGCACTGCCCATGGTTTTTGAATTTCAATGAATAATACACATAACGTTTCATGTAATTCTTCATTCATGACTGGAGGTTTAATACCAAACATTGAGTTAATATATTGAATATGTTCAAAATATTTATTATAACCTAATTTTCTCAATATTTCTCTCATTTTATCGTAATTTATTAATGACATATCTGTTATTCTTTCCTTTTTTATTCGTGCACGAATATCATTCATTACTTCATCTGGAATTTGGGTAGTTTCTTTTGCTTGAAATTGTGATAAAATTTCTTTGAAATGATTCAGTCTAATATAAGCAGTATATGACACCTCATTTGGTGGTTCTTTGTTTGTTGGTTTAGAACTATCTATGATATATGTAATAAATTTACCACATGCTGTATTATTACATATTAGTATTCCTTCTTCATCTTGTGGAATTAGTTCTCCAGAATTACATGTATCACATATATCAGTAGACACTACAAAATCTTGGATGTTAGTAATCTCATTAGTTACGTTCCGCCAATAATGCTGATATGATTGTTTGGATTTTGCATATTTATCATTGTTCAAATCTCCTGAATTTGTATCAGTAGCCTTTATTTTAAAAAAGGAATTGAGAACATTGGAATTTTGATTCACCGTATTTGAATCTACTGATATTTGTTGTTTTTGTTCAAAATAATCAAATACATGTTTTGAATTATTAAGCAAATATTCTTTCTTTTCTCTTGTAAGTGATGCAATTTCACGTCTTATTGATTTAATTCTATCGCACATATCCATATATTCATCATACTGGTTTTTATGCAGAGTTTTGATTTTTGCTTTCAGTTCTTCTTTCTCTTTTTCCAAATCTGGAATTGTTTCAGTTTCTATTTTGTGAAATTTATTCAACAATTCAGTGTGTTTTATATCAATCGTATGTAATCCTGTTGTTTTTTGTGGATTACCCTTTTTTTGGTTCGAATTCATAGAATTGGTTGTAATAGTTACTTATGTGTTTTTATGTTGCTTTTTTTGAATTGGATTTTTTGATTCTTTTTTTGTTTTTTCGTGTTTGCTTATTTTTTACATAAGAAATTCGCTTGGTTTGTTTTTTGGGTTTTTGTTTTCTTGTTTTATTTTGTTTCTTTGTTTTATTTTTACGTGTTTTTTTCCCACCACCATAATCACCATGACCATCATGTGTTGTATAGGTTGGCGCTGACCACGGACGCTGATGACGAGGAGGTTCCTTGTTGTTGTCAGGATTCACTGAACTTGACCTATCTGGTGGTAAACCTTGAAATATAAATCTTGGGGAATTGCTTCTTTTACTTGAGCTTTCAGTACCAACGGGTGCATGAGGGCTGCTGCTGGACCGTTTACTTGGTGTATTAACAACAGTTTGAATATAACTTGTCAATTCTTGAGTAAATTCATCTTCATTTTCACTATTTGGTTGACTTTGACTATCACTATTATCACTGTCTTTAACTTCTTCTGTATCAGGGAAAGGTTGACTATCATCACTATTCTCATTGTCATAACTTGAATTGAAAGGTTGACTATCATCACTACTTGAATCTGGATTTGTTACCAATGATTTTATCTGGTTAATATGTTTAAACATTTCGCCTTTCAAAAAATCTATACCCTTAATCCTATCAATCAGGTTTATCAATAACATTATGTCGCGTTCCTGTGCATATTCAGGCAGTTCTTCAGTCAGTTCTATAGTATATGGGTTTTCACTATATAAGATTTTTTCAAAAAGGTCTTTATAGGAAGGCCCTAATGATATTTCAATCTCGTAAATATCATTTTGTAAAATTTTAATATCATTTTGTAACTGGTTAATATATTCTGTATCATTCATATATGTTGCTGCTGGTGCTGCTGCTATTTTCATTGATGTTGGTTCTGCTGCTGCTGGTGCTGCTGCTATTTTCATTGCTGTTGGTGCTGCTATTTTCATTGATGTTGGTTCTGCTGCTGGTTCTGCTGCTGCTGGTGCTGCTGCTATTTTCATTGATGTTGGTTCTGCTGCTGGTTCTGCTGCTATTTTCATTGCTTGGCCTTTTGTAGACGTAATTAATGTATCATGTACGTATTCAATATTATCAGTATAACAAACTATATTTAATTGATAATCTGTAAAATCACCATTACCCAGATCATTACCACCATTAAATATATCTGAAGATAATAATGTATTGATATAATCTAATGTAACTGGTGTTTTTGTTGCGGTTATAAATTCTTCAATTTCTTTCCAAAAGTAAAATTCAAATAATTTTTTAAATTCAATATTAAAACAATCTGTATCTGTATCGTCACAACAATCCGCATCTGTATCACTACATAATTCGTATTCACTATCGTCACTATCGTCACTATCGTCACCTGCACCAGCAGCAGGAGGAGTACCACCATGTGTACGTCCAGCCATTTCAACTGCAATCTTTTTATATGCATTAAAAGAAATATGGGTAAAAAAAGTAGCTATTTGTATTAGTGCGTTAAGTTGTGACACATTCTTAGTGGTTCTTGGACGAGGTACGTTTCTATTTAATACATTTACACGTTTATTTAACATAGTAACTATTTCCGTTGTACGCTTATCTAAGACTACACCGTGTAAAGGCCTGGTATGTTTTTCTCCTTGAAATTGTATCAAGTTGTCTTCACTATCATCACATTTATCTTCATTAATAGACTTTGCCCAAACTTTATCATCTTTTCCATTATTTTTGTTTGGTTCTTCTGGGTGTCCATCTTTATAACAACATTCTCTTTTTGAATTTTGTACTTGGTCCAATAACATTTCTACATTATTTTCATTAACTTGCCAAATATTATCTTTAAAAGAAATAATCTCGATATTGGATTTCTCACTATTACAACAGGTACAAGAAGGTGCATATATACATGTTCTACAATCTTCCTCTACATCAAATGTTAGTTTATCATCAGTTTCAATAAACCCAAATGTTATCATTACTTGATATATATTTAATAAATGTTCACAAGGTGCTCCACACTTATCGGATTGCATGTTATGTAAACATAATCCACATATATAACATTTATGAGTACCTGGCCAATTATCTGTACGAAAAGCTATATCACATTGTGTATCATCTGCAGTTGGGTTAAGGATATTACGTGCATCTAATGGTCTGTAACCCGAATTAGAATTTTTTTTGGTACGACCAAATCGTACTTTACCTTCGGGCGATAAGCTTGCTTCTATAAATTTTTTAACTACTCCAGTATATGAAATAGATTTTTTTGAAGCTTTCTTTGCAGAAGATTCTTTAATCCAATTATTTAATAATTGTCTAATTTGTGTTGAATGGTCATTGGGTGAATTACGTAACTCTAATGGAACAGCTTTACTTAATACATGAGAAATAGAATGTACTGTATTAAATAAATCTGTTTTTAATGTCTCTTTATCTGGGTTTTTCTTACTACAATCCCTTATAATTTTTTGAAATTTGTCTTGAAAATCGGTATATGTTTTATGAAGGTCTTTTAAACATGCAGTTGCTTTGTTTTCTAATTGTTTTTTTGATAATTTTTTAACTTTTATCTTAATCTTTGGTTTTGCTTTTGGGGGCATCGTATTTATATAATCAAGATAAAAAAACAAACTCGTAAATGTTTAAAAAATTCTGTCTAAACCAACATTATAGAAATGTCTTCACCTAAAACAATAGGATTGCCAGATCATGTACATATATCAAAACCAGCTTTCCAGAAAATGTTGTTTATAACAAATGCTCTGGAGCAAGGTTGGACAGTCCGCAAATCGCAAGAATCCTATATTTTCACTAAAAAACATGAAAATCGCCAAGAAATATTTCAGGAGAATTATTTAGAAACATTTGTTGCATCAAATTTGTCCACCGATTATGTTTTGAGTAGTCAAGTTTAGTATTAAGAGATTACTGATACATAACAAAAAACGTGATGTAGATTATTTTCTCTGCATAGTATGAATCAAACAGTCATATAATAGTATTTGGTAATATATGAAATTGTGTCAATAACATGTTTATAACGAATAACCAAGTAGCAATTTATTTAGGAATATTTGAAATAAAAAGAAGTATTAATTTTCTTTTTATTTATTTCTCTCAAATTATTTTCTTTGTATACCTTATAATCCATACATAATGGCTGGAGGTTTAATGCAACTCGTCGCCTATGGCGCACAAGACGTGTTCCTTACCGGAACCCCTGAGATTACTTTCTGGAAGGTGTCCTACAGACGCCACACCAACTTTGCCATGGAATCCATTGAGCAAACATTCTCCGGTCAAGCCGATTTCGGCCGCCGTGTAACATGCACAATCAGCCGTAACGGTGATCTTGCCTACCGTACCTACCTTCAAGTTACTCTTCCTGAGATTAACCAAAACATGGGTAAGAATGGTAATGATGATGTCTATGCCCGTTGGTTGGACTTCGTCGGTGAGCAACTTGTTGCCCAAGTTGAGGTTGAGATTGGTGGTCAACGCATTGACCGTCAATACGGTGACTGGATGCACATCTGGAACCAACTTACCCTTTCCAAGGAGCAACAAGCTGGTTACTACAAGATGATCGGTAACACCACACAACTTACATACCTTACTGACCCCGACTTTGCCGATGTCTCTGGTCCCTGTGCCGCTGGTGGACCCGCTCAAGTCTGTGCCCCTCGCAAGGCCCTTCCTGAGACCACTCTCTATGTTCCCCTTCTTTTCTGGTTTTGCCGCAACCCCGGACTTGCTCTTCCTTTGATTGCTCTTCAATACCACGAGGTCAAGATCAACATTGACTTCCGTCCTATTGGTGAATGTCTTTGGGCTATGAGCCACATGGACGGTACCACCACTACCGCTACCAGTTCTTCCGGTGCTTACCAACAATCCCTTGTTGCCGCTTCTCTCTATGTTGACTACATCTTCCTTGACACAGATGAGCGCCGCAAGATGGCTCAAAACCCCCATGAGTACTTGATTGAGCAACTCCAATTCACAGGTGATGAATCTGTTGGTTCCTCTTCCAACAAGATCAAGCTCAACTTCAACCACCCTTGCAAGGAGCTTGTCTGGGTTGTCCAACCTGATGCCAACGTTGACTACTGTGCTTCTTTGGAGCCTACTACTCTTCTTAACAAGACATTCGGTGCTCAACCTTTCAACTACACTGATGCCATAGATGCTCTTCCCAACGCCATCCACGCCTTTGCTGGTGATGTTTCTGCCTCTGGTGCCAATGCTTTCATTGATGGTTCTGGTCTTTTTGAGACTTCTACCGCTGGTGATGCCGGCAAAGAGGCCACTGTCAATGGTATAAATGTAGAAGCCGCTGCTGGTACTGCTGGTTCCGCTCTCTCTGACGCTGGTGCCTTCGTCCTTGCCGAGTCTGCCCTTGACATGCACTGCTGGGGTGAGAACCCTGTTGTCACCGCTAAGCTCCAACTTAACGGCCAAGACCGCTTCTCCGAGCGTGAGGGTTCCTACTTTGACATGGTCCAACCTTTCCAACACCACACACGTGCCCCCGATGCCGGTATCAACGTGTACTCCTTCGCCCTTCGCCCCGAGGAGCACCAACCTTCTGGCAGCTGCAACTTCTCCAGAATTGACAACGCTGTCCTTCAACTTGTCCTTTCTTCCGGAACTGTCTCTGGTTCTGCCACCGCCAAGGTCCGTGTTTACGCTGTTAACTACAACGTTCTCCGTGTCATGTCGGGCATGGCTGGAGTAGCCTACTCAAATTAATTTGTGACCGACATTTATTTTGGGGACGGACATTTTTAATTCTATTATTATTTTTCATTAAAAAACGTTAATATTATACAATTTATAATATTAATATCAAATCTAATATTTAGTTTTATTTTTTCTTAATGCTGCTCTTTCAGCAGCTACTTTGTTTTTATATTCTTCATTTCCATATTTTTCTTTTTGGTTTTGGCGTTGTTTTTGTTTTCTTATACGTGCTTCCTCACGTTTTTCTTCATTCGTTTTTTTATTTTTATTTGCAACTTTATCTTTATTATTTGTATCAATACCATCACTCATAATAGGTTCTTCATTCAATCTTGATTGAATATTAAAATTATATATAGTGATAAACTTATCAAATATATCTTCTACTGAATAATCGCGTTTCATAAAATTACACCCTCCACAACAAGATTTAACATTATCTTCAATATATCCTTTGCTATTATCTATTCTGTCTAACCCATTATGATGGGTTGAACTACATCCTTTGTTACATAAATAACAAGAATTAGATGATATTACATCAAATTCATCTTTTGATAAAACGAAATCAAGACCTTTTTGAATTGCTCTATTTTGATATGAGTTATATCGTTTATTAGACTTATAATTACAAAATGCATCAGGAAATAACCTACCTTCTATTTTTGCATTAGTAGTCAATATATGTTCAATTCTATCAAGAAATACGCGTTCGCTCAATGAACCCTTCATATAATTACACATTTTGCAACAACTTAGACAATTACTTTCGGTATAACATTCAGTAGAATCTTTACGGTCAATGCCATTAAATCCTCTATCTTGAACAATTCCACAATAATAACAAGGTTGTTTTACAATTTGTTCAAATAATTCTTGTGTTAATTCAAAATTTAGATTTTTATCATTTGCCGATATGTTATAAACAGAATATTGTATTTTTATATTTTCAATTTTGTTTTTATTATTAGCCATAACCTTTTCTGGGTTTTGTTCTCGCCAATTCTTTGCAGTTTCGGCATTTCTTTGTAAATATCCTTCTTGGTCATTTTCAAGTTGTCTTTGACGATAGTTCATTTCTTTCATTGCTACTTTTTCTTGATTATTTTCCACCCATTCGTTTTTAATGGCTTTACGTTCAGGTTTTTGTTCGGCGATTCTTGCCAATTCGTTTCGGTGTTCTTTGTCACGTTTTAAATCTTGTACTCTACCCGCTTCTCTGCATACAGAACATGTTTTCGTATTTTCACTTTTTTTACCAATAAATTGGTCTTTGTCATATGTTTTACAACAAGTGGTGCACGTTTGTTTGTCGGGTTCATTTGTAGAGTTTAACGCCGTAGAATTACCGCGTCTTGCTTTATCGTTTGCCCGGTCTTTTCCAAGACAAGTTTCACAAGAGGTTTTAGAATACTCAATGTCTAATTGAGTACGGCAACCGCGAACGTAATTTATACATACGTTTTTACCAGAAGCAATCGTTTCATCAACAAACATATACAATTGATGCTTTCCGCAGTATTTGTTTTCGGTAGACCGCTTAAACGAACAGTTTTCTTTTGCACATTGCACAATACTGGATTTGGCTGTTAAATTATTAGATTTACCTCGTTCATTACAATTAGTACAAGTCTTTACACCTTGTGTCAAATAGTAAGCTTTTTTGCAACCAGAACAAATAGAGAGGTTTTGCAACATGTCTTCAGTGTAATCAACCATATAAGAATGAAGTTTACAAAAACGTGTCTCTGGCAATGCATTACGCCGACAACTGTCATTTTTTCGGTCAATAGATAAACACTTTGACATTATAATCAGTATTTTGTTATTTATTATAATATTCAAAATAACCGTTAAAATGAATCAATTTTTTACATTATTATAATTTAAAAAATCGTTAAATAAATATTTAATTTATCGTTTCGTCTTATACTTTTTTCTTGTCTTTTTTGATTTGTCCGCCTCCTCTATGCATTGTCTTTGGCCATTTTCGCCCGGATGGTCCACTCTGTCCCATTCGCTCGGGACTTTGACGGGATGCCTATTCTTATTCCTATCTGCTCTATAAGGCATATTGGCGATAAGTTCTGCATCTGTTCTTTTTATCTTCCTCATTTCCTTTTTTGCTGCCTCTACTAATAGGTCGTTTATCGCATTAATCTCTGCCGTTTCTGCTGTCTTTTCTGCTGCCTTTTCTGCTGCCACTATCTCGGCAAACTTGTGGTTAGTAAATAGGTCACCATAATCATCATCAGCAGGGTTAGAGCCGCCCTTTCTGGACACACCACCTCTCTGTCGGTTTGAACGAGGTTTATTCTTGGATTTTCTTGTCTGTCTTTTTGCACGAGTTTTTCTAAATTTAGTATTGGATTTCTTTGATGTATGATTTTTTCGGGTAGGTATCAGTAGTTATATTATATAGATAAAAAATTGATTCATAAAATATATGATTAGACAGGTATAATTTAAAATGGAGTTTACAAGTGTAGAATCAAATGCAACAGAAGTTACGGAAAATGCCGTAACAGATTCAATAATGCCGATTGAAAATGAAGAAAAAACTCATGTATACGAAATAATGGCAGATTATAAGAAATCTACATATGCAACAGAACATTGGACAAATCAGTTATCTAATGGTAAAACAGTTACATTTTTAGTAACACATATTTACCGTTGGGGAACATTTGAAATAGAATTAACCGATACAGAAAAAGAAGAAATACTGAAAAAGGATACAATAGTATTGAATGAATATGGTGTTTCATGTCAAGAATTAACTGATGGATGGTTAGAGGAAGAAGAAATACAAAATAGAGATGATTATACAGAAGAAGAGTTAGATGAAATAGAAAAGTTAATATATTGGCATAAAGATTATTATGATGATGAATATGATGATGGTGAAACTTATGATTATAATGTAGATATATTGGAACAAAATGGTTGGGAGTTGGATGATACCATTTATGGATTTGATACAAAGTGTGAGTTGGAATTAATTAGTGATTAAATAGAAGTAAAAGAAAAACAAATACAATAAAAATAATATAGAATTTTTTTATGATATAAATTATAATGTCAAATTTCGGTATAAATCTACATTATATCACGGTTGCGACAAAACAACACCCTGTACTTGATAAAATTATAGAACGAGTAAAAAAACAGAATGAACAAATGATAATTCTGGGGTTAAAGGAGAACCGCCAGATAGGTTGGGAAGGAACAGGAAATTTCGGGGTGAAATTGCGTGAAACACGCGATTTTGTGTTTAATGAGAGAATACGACCTCAAGATATCGTGTTATTTACAGATGCATATGATGTTGTATATGGAGGTTCTCAAATAGAAGTATTAAAGAGGTTTATACAACAACAAAAACCTATAATGTTTGGTTGCGAGTCTCAGTGTCATCCTGATAAGGAAGAGTCTTCAAAGTATCCAGAACAAAAAACTGAATTTCCTTATTTAAATAGTGGTATGTTTATAGGATATGCATGGGCATTGCGTTATTGTTTACTTGATTATAAATACAACGATGCTGATGATGACCAACGATATTGGACAAAGCAATATTTACAATATCCATGGTTATTTAAATTGGATTATGAGAACCAGTTATTTTTAAACACAGAAGACATGGATTGGGACAAATTTACATGGGAAAACACGACAGCCACCTATAAAAATCGTAATCCACAATTTGTTCATGTAAATGGCCCAGATAAAACGAAATTAGACAGATTTACGTAAGGGGTTCTCCATATGTCAAATGTATTTTATGAAAACAAGATAAACATAATGTAATATAATTTGTATATAAAGACAACAACATTATATAATGTTTACATCTACAACAACTAATGCAAATAAAGAAGAACAACCTGAAGAACAAAAAGATAATAAAACAGTAAAAGAAGAGAAGATAGAAAATACACTGGATAGTATAGATAATATGCTTGACCGTGAACGTCAAAAAAATAAGACGGATAATTGGATAAAATTAGACAAAACCGCAAAATTGCAGAGACTTCATACATTTGCAGAAAGTTACGGAAAACAACATAGCATGCCACCAAAGGATGTAAAATTGTTAAAGAATTTTTTCAAGGATTGTTTGGATAAGAACAAGTTGTCTAAGAGTAAAGATATTGTGTATAATAAAGAAGAAATGAAAATAATATCAATTCCTTCATTACATTTTAATCAATTAAATCATAATTTCACGTTAAAGATTACTGATACAAAACGAGTATCTACATTAAAGTCATTAACTCCTAAGCGTGTAAAAGGTGGAGGAATAAATGAAAAAATAATAAATAATTACAAAGATAATGATAACTGATTCATATAATATATATGTCAGGATAGATATAGATATTATATTGTAATATATATAGATAGCAATGGAAAATACAGATTCAGAATTTTTTCCAGAAACGGATTCAAATTCTACAACATCATCCTATGATTCTATACCATTAATTCGTATAGAGAGTATTGATGAAATCACAATAGAATCAAGTGACCAAACATATACAGATTTTGGTAGTGAAGTTAGTAGTTTGGAAAATGATATAGTAAAATTAATAAATGATGACAGTGATGACAATAATGATAGTGATGACAATAATGATAGTGATGACAATAATGATAGTGATGATGAAATAATAAAAGAAGATGATTTTACTGAATTAACTACAACTGCCTATGATATAATGGAAGAATATATAAAACAAAATATATTATCACTATCTTCTCCAAAATTTTATACCAGTATGATAATGCATACAACAGAAGTATTATATGTAGATGTTCTATATTCAACCAATATAGATGATGATATGGATAAAAATGATGAGGAAACACTGTTTGAGGAGATAAAAATAATCATAGAAGATACAGCTGATGTATTTTTAGATATTTGTGATATACCACGCCGTTCATATATACAACAAGAAAATGAAATGAATAATATCACTGAAAATGATATATTTATTATGGCAGAAAAAATAGCAGTCTTACAATGTATTCCTCAACCAGAACAAAAAACAGATGAATGGTATAAATTTCGTTATAATTTGATAACTGCAAGTAATTTATGGAAAGTATTTGGTACACAGTCACAGGTTAATAATTTAATATATGAAAAATGTAAACCATTAGATACATCAATACAGATACGAAATAATACATGTACAGAAGGACCAATGCATTGGGGTGTAAAGTATGAACCAGTAACTATTCAAATATACGAGGATATGTTTGACACAAAAATTGGTGAATTTGGTTGTATTCCACATCCAATGCATTCCTACATTGGAGCATCTCCAGATGGAATTAATATCGCTCCAGATAATAAGAGATTTGGTCGCATGTTAGAAATAAAGAATATAGTAAATCGTGAGATTACAGGTATACCAAAGCAGGAATATTGGATACAGACACAGATACAAATGGAAACATGTGATCTGGATGAGTGTGATTTTGTAGAAACCCGTTTTAAAGAATATGATACAGTCGATACATTTTTTGGCGATATTAAACGTGATTATCGTGGTGTTATATTGCATTTTATTGAAAGACCACCCACTAAAGTGAATGCAGACACCGAATTATCTAACTTCCCCTATTATGTGTATATGCCATTAGATGTCCCATTATATGAACAGAATATTAATGAATGGATAAATACACAAAAAGAAACGATGAATGCTGACAATAGAGTATTGTTTTCAGTAAAATATTGGTATTTAGATGAAATATCTTGTGTGTATATTCCAAGAAATCGGGTGTGGTTTTCCAATGCAGTTCCTCGTATTCAAGAAATATGGGATACTATAGTAAAAGAACGGACTGAGGGGTATGAACATAGAGCGAGTAAAAAACGCCAAGTAAGTGACCGTTCTATGTCTATTGTTAGTGATGATGGTGTTCAAATGAATGTCTTTACCAATGTAGATAAGCCAGTATGTTTAATAAAAATTGATGATAATGGAAACGTTTTATAAAAATATATCAAAGTATTTATGTTGATATATTTACAAAATTAGATGTTTATTTCTTACTACGTTTTTGAGTTTTTCTTGTAGATTTACTCTTAGGATTTTTTGCTTTTCTGCAAAAAGTTCTCTTCTTACCAGATGCAACCTTGCATCCGCGAACTTTTTTACATTTGTTAGGTTGACTAACGCGTTTACCTTTACAAAGTGATTTTCCTGGCATTATAATTTACAAATAGAAAATAAAATACTTTACGATAAAATATAAAAAAACAATATAGATATTTATAAGCTATTATTATATACAACCGAAATTAGCATGTCTACCGATAATATGCTAAATGATGATGAAATGTATGTAACTAAGCGTAATGGTAAACAAGAAATAGTTTCATTTGATAAGATTTTAACACGAATTAAGAAATTAGGAAATGAAGCAAATATTAAGTTGAATTATACCGCACTCGTTATGAAAGTGATTGACCAATTATATTCAGGTATTTCTACTACAAAAATTGACGAATTATCTGCAGAACAATGTGCATCTATGTCCAGTATTCATCCAGATTATAATACATTAGCTGGGCGGATTACTGTTTCAAATCATCATAAAAACACGGATTCTTCTTTCACAGAAGTATCACAAAAATTATATCAATATCGTGATAAGCATAATAAACATTGTCCATTGGTAACTACTGATTATTTTGATATCGTTTCTGCAAATAGCGAGGAGTTTGATGCTATGTGTGATTATGAACGCGATTATTTGATTGAGTATTTTGGATTTAAGACATTAGAACGTGCTTATTTGATGCAAATTAATAAGATTATTGTTGAACGACCTCAACATATGTGGCTTCGGGTAGCTATTGGGATACATGGTAATAATATTATACGTGTTCGTGAAACATATGATCTCATGTCGCGTAAAATGTTTACACATGCTACACCTACTCTCTTTAATGCAGGAACTCCTCACCCACAATTGTCATCTTGTTTTTTATTAGCTATGGAAAATGATAGTATTAGTGGTATTTATAATACACTTCGGGATTGTGCAATGATTTCTAAATGGGCGGGAGGTATTGGATTACATATTCATAATATTCGTGCATCAGGTAGTCATATTCGTGGAACGAATGGCTCTTCTAATGGTATTGTTCCTATGCTAAAAGTATTTAATAACACTGCAAAATATGTTGACCAATGTGTAGTTCCGGAAACTACTCTTTATACAACAAAAGGTCCTATGGAAATCCAAGATTGTATACGTGGAGAAACTGAAATTATAAATATGAAAGGAGAAATTGAACAAATTGGGGATGTTTTAGAGCATCCGTATAATGGAGAATTATTAAGTATAAATACAATGCATTCAATACATCCGCTTAAAATCACACCAGAACACCCTGTATTGGCGATTCAGGGACAGAAAAAGGGTTTAAATCATACGTTAATTAAAAATAGGTTAGATAAAGGTCACGCCGTAGTAGATTGGATAGAAGCAAAAGAATTAAATGAAGATTCAATGATCGGGTATGCAATACCCGTACATAAACAAGATGTTACAAATATATCAACTGATGATTGTTATATGTATGGTATAGTATTGGGTGATGGATCAATGAATAAACAGGTAGAAAGTACTGGATATGTTTCACTCCATACCGTTAACAAAAAACATATTCAGGATTTTTTGATTGGTTATTTTGATTCAAAATGTATAAGCTATGATATACAAACAAATGAAAATACTACGAGGGTGCGATGGAACTGTTGCTTAGAAATGCCGCATCGTTATCAAGATGTATATAATGTTAAAAAAGAAAAACGTATAGCATCAAAATGGTTGAATTTACCATTAAATAAAATCAAACAAATTGTAAAGGGGTTAATACATACTGACGGTTGCATAAGAAAAGAAATTGTATATGATTCAACATCACTTGAATTAATTGAAGGATTACGGTATTTACTGTTACGAATGGGTATATTGACAAGTGGATATGTTCGTGATAGAGTTGGTGAAAAACATATGACAGCTAATGGTATGATTGAAAATAAAAAAATAAGTTATTGTTTGAGAATTCCAAAAACGGAAGAGATATGTGATTTATTAGATATAAATTATGAAAACAAACAAATTGTTAAATTTATGACATATAAAAATATGGTTTTTACTCGCGTTCAACAAATTACATCTACTCAATATGAAGGAGTTTTATATGACCTTCAAATGAGTGAAGAACATAATTATATGATTCATAATGGGTTGATTCATAATGGTGGCGGAAAGCGAAATGGTAGCTTTGCGATTTATTTAGAACCCTGGCATGCAGACATTGAACAATTTTTACAAATGAGAAAAAATCACGGGGATGAAGAAATGAAGGCACGCGATTTGTTTTATGCATTGTGGATTCCCGATTTATTTATGGAACGTGTCAAAGCTGATGGTAATTGGACATTAATGTGTCCAGACGAATGCCCTGGACTTGCAGAGGTTGATAATCAAAAATTTGTAACTTTATATGAATCATATGAACGTTCTGGACGAGGTAGAAAAACTATGAAAGCAAGAGATTTATGGTTTCAAGTATTAGATGCACAAATGGAGACTGGAACACCTTATTTGTGTTATAAAGATGCTGCTAATCGTAAATCAAACCAGAATAATTTGGGAACTATTAAATCCTCCAATTTATGTGTTGCACCCGAAACAGTTATATTGACAGATACTGGACCTGTTGAAATACAAACATTAAAAGACAAGAATGTAAATGTGTGGAATGGTCAAGAATTCAGTGAAGTAACTGTATATCAAACTGGTAAAAATCAGGATTTGATTTCAGTTGAGACCGACGACGGGTCAATTGTGCGATGTACTCCATACCATCGTTTCTTCGTACATAGTGAAGATGGTCTTTATATTGATGTACGTGAAGCAAAAGAGTTAAAAGAAGGTGACAAGCTAATGAATTGCAACTATCCATTAATACCTACCTGTATGACCGAATTTACGCGTTTTTATGAAAATTCCCATATTTTGGCAGTTAACGATACGATTAAAATGTTTTCACATACAATTGAAGAACTTCAACAACAAAAATGTATTTTACAGGGTTGTGGAATTAATGTACCAATTATTCGGGCAAAGGGTTCTATTAAAAAATCTTACATTGAAATTTCTATTGAAAATATGCATATTTTAAAGAAAAACGGATTTTCCCCACAAAAAAATTGTATTGAAACAAGTACACCCAACGAACTACAAGTTGACCCACAACCAACCTATGTTAAAATTAAAACGGTTGTTAATTTCCTGAGAAAAGATGATACCTATTGTTTTACTGAACATAAACGTAATGCGGGCGTATTTAATGGAATCCTCACATCTCAATGTAGCGAAATTATTGAATACTCCAATGAGGAGGAATCCGCTGTATGCAATTTGGCGAGTATCGCATTACCCGCGTTTGTTACATCTACCGATGATGGGGTAGTGTCCTTTGATTATAACAAATTACATGAAGTTGCAAAGGTTGTTACATATAATTTGAACCGTGTTATTGATGTGAATTTTTATCCAACTGATAAAACCAAACGAAGTAATCTACGTCATCGCCCAATTGGTATTGGTGTACAAGGTTTGGCTGATGTTTTTATGCAAATGGGTCTACCTTTTTCTGCAGATGAATCTAAACAAATCAATCGTTATATTTTTGAAACTATTTACCATGCTGCATTAGAACAAAGTTGTGAAATTGCCGAAGAAAGATATTTATTGTTAGAACCATTGGCTAATGGGGATAATTTCAGTGATAATTTATCTATTGAAGAAGATGTAGAATTACGTAAACATATGAATTCATACGAAGAACCAATTCTTCATACATCATATCGTGGTGCTTATTCCAGTTTTAAGGGGTCACCTGCTTCACGTGGTGAATTACAGTTTGATTTATGGGGTATTGAACCCAGTGACCGATATGATTGGACACTTTTGAAAACACGAATTCGTGAACGCGGAATACGTAATTCATTGTTATTGGCACCTATGCCTACGGCATCTACTTCACAGATTTTGGGATACAATGAATGTATTGAACCCATTACCAGTAATATTTATAATCGCCGTACCATTGCAGGAGAATTTATTTTAGCGAATAAATATTTGATGCATGATTTGTTGAAATTGGATTTGTGGAATGATAAAATGAAGAACAATATTATTGCGAATAATGGTTCTATTCAACATTTAGAACAAATACCTGTTGAAATTCGTGAAAAATACCGAACAGTCTGGGAAATTCCTATGCGACAATTGATTGATATGGCTGCCGACCGTGGAGCGTTTGTATGCCAAAGCCAGAGTTTGAATTTGTGGTTGGAAGACCCCAATTATTCTAATCTAACGTCTATGCATTTTTATTCTTGGTCTAAAGGATTGAAGACGGGGATTTATTATTTAAGAAGAAGAGCAAGACATCAAGCTCAACAATTTACCATTGAACCCGAAAAAAAGAATTTAGGAGGTAAAATGGAAGAAAACGTAGAAGATGAAATCTGTGAAATGTGTTCAGCTTAATTTCTGGGGGTATAATATAGTAAAATGGCAGCCGTTGAACCTGAACCTGAACGACATGGGCTACTTAATAATATTAAGGTAATGATAGAGACTGACAAACGCAGTGCTGAGATTATTCAGACCGTGGTTGGATATCCAGAGGAATTTTGGGCTTATATCAAAAAAATGGATGAAAAAAATCCAGAAGACAAATGTAAAGACCTCATATATTCAGGTGCTGAATATACAGCATTAGCAAGAGAGCAGAAGGCGAATTGGTGGATAAAACAACGTAGAGCAAAAATTATATGTGATTTTTTAATGTTCTGGAGCAAAGGGTATGAAGAGCATGGTACTATGATTAACGAAATCATTAATCCAGAAAAGGGTAGTCTTGTGCCCGATGCTTATGCTGGTATTCAAGCCAAAATAAATGAACGTGTATTAGCTATCAATGATTTACGAGAGGGTTTAAATAAAGATAATGTTCACGAAAGAGCTGGTGATATTAGTAATAAAATGGCAGAGTTAGCTGGATGGGTAGCATTATCATTTAGAAATGCTGCAACATATACTGAAAAAGTTTGTGCAGCTAGTGCTGGCAAAGCAAGCGATGCAGCTAGTGCTACCATTTATACTATAGACCATATGTTAGGAAACATAACGAAAATTAATTTTAATATTGATTTGTTTGATGCTTCAAAAGTTGGAAAGGGTTTTATAGATTCAATTGTTGGACATCATACTGATACTGTAATATTAATGTTAGAAGGATTAGTGACAGTATGTACTGGTACTTTGGCGGTACAAAATTATCAGGTTGTTTTTAATACACTATTAACTATATTAGGATATCTAGAATCTGGACTTCGTGTAGGTGCAGCTGGTTCAGTTCTTTATGCAATAGGTTCTGTTACAAACCTTTTATCAAAAAAATTAGGAAAAATGGCAGAAGATAAGGCAATAGAAATAGGAGATATTTCTACAGTTTTGGCTGGTATTAGTAGAGATATACGTGCCACTACGGGAGAAAATGTAACTCCAGAAAACGTAACTGAATTAAGAAGAAGATTAGAAGATGTGATAAATGATGCATCACGCGTAGTAAGTAATACAGAAGCACGCGCACAAACCCGAGGATTACAAGAAGAAGAAGCAGCAGGACAAGATCCACGAGGATTACAAGAAGAAAGAGAAGCAGCTTCAGGTGCAACAGAAGCAGAAAATACACAAGAAGAAGGAAATAACTCACAAGCAGGTGGAAAGAAACATAAAAAATCCCAGAAAAAACCCAGAAAGAAGGCATCCAAATCCAAGCGTTCTAAGAAAGCAGGAAAAAAGACAAGAAAATCCAGAAAGAAGACCCGCGGAAAAAAACATTAAAACAGTATATACAAGATTTTTATGAATTGATATAAGCAAACC